TTATGCTCTTACTCCAGTTAAATTTCTCTTATCAATAATCTTCTCAGCTAAATCTAGCCAATGGATACATTGGGCTTGGCAATCATAGGCTAATCCTGTGAGCTTAGGTCTTCCGTATTCTGCGCCTAATAATTTCAACAAGGAATCCAATAAAATACTCACTTCATATCCTAATTGTCGCCCACGTTGTCCGTGTTTATACAAAGAATAAAACACATTGTAAGGCACGACGATTTCATCTTCTTTCACTTTTGGCGATGTATCTGTAATAAGCTCACCTTCCAAAACGATCTTATGAATATACTCAACCGCCATTGGAATTTGTTCTGGTGTCAGTTCATCAATATGCTGCACATTAAAGCGTTGATGAATGAGTGAGTAGGCATCTGAATAGATTAAACCTTTCTGACTGACTAATTTACTCACTGCTTGTCTTAGTCCTGTTCTTTCGTCTGTTGTTGTTTTTCTGTTTTCATATTTCCCTGTTTTTCTGATTTGGGGTAGGACTTCTGCAGTTACCCATTTTCTAAAGCGGTGTGGAACCGATCCTTTTTTCACTGCATCGCGGCAGCGTAAAATTAAAGTATACATTCCACTTTCTGAAACAATTTTCATTTCTTGTTTTCCGCCCAGGGTGTCGGTTAAAGCGACACCCTTTTCATCATCATCTAATCGTTCGATTGCATCACGATAATTTGAAATATTAATGGCGTTGCAAAGATCTTTGGCTATGAACCAAGGTTCATTATTTATTGCAATAACACGAATGGATATTTCCTCAAATTGAAATGTAGAAACATTTTGAATTTCTGTTGGTAACGTAGTATTATTCATAAATGAATTTCCTGATTGGTTAATGGGTTTTTCATTTTTAGCCTTAGTGGTTGCCGCCATTAAGGCTTTCTCATTTTTACGCTTCTGCTTTATCATTTCTCATACACTCTTCTAAACAACGTTGAAGTTCACGAGTTACTGAACGATAATTTTTCTTAGCTGAACCTTGTAACCATTCAACAAGATGAGCTGGTAAATTAGCTGTAATATATTTTTTCTCTATTCTTTCTTTCATAGTATTCACCTATAGATTTATGTTAATATCGGAATTAGATAACCGCATTGAGCGATTAGTTGTAATATTAATGTTATAAAAAGATAATTTCAAGTAATTTTTTACAAAAAAGAGTAATTATTATGTCAATATTGCCATTTAAGCAACTTATGAAAGAAGAGCGAACTTTAGCTGGATTGTCTCAAAAAGAGCTTGCGAACTTAACAAACATAACCCCAGCTCTTATATCTAAATATGAAAATGGATTATCAAAACCTCGTATAGAAACAGCAAAACGTATAGCTGAAGTCCTACATATTGATTTAGAAACTCTTATCAAATCTCTAGAACAAGATGAAATATATCTTATAAAAATTCCTTTCTATCTAAATGGAGAGGAAGACGGTGGTTATTTTCATATTGCAAGTGATATGCTACCTCATAACATAGACACAGCTAATTTATTAGCTTATCTGCACCTAGGGGATTCAATGAATCCTTTATTCCAAGATAACGATGTTTTGCTAATTAATAAATTAGATAAAGAAATTAAAATGGATTTCCCTTTTTTATTAGAGTTTAGTGGCTATAGTGGTGTAAAGAAAGTCAGTCGAAATGATTTTTCTAATGAATATATTATTCATTCAGAAAACAAGGACTTTCTTCCAATATATAAACCTCAAAACGAGGTTACTATAATTGGGCGAGTAATCTGGTGTAGTAGATTTATTTAACCTCCAAAATAAAAAAGCCTGTGTTGTAAACAGGCTTTAGGGTTATTCTTCAAGTAATGGTTTTTCTTTGAGTTGTCCTATTGCTTTTGTTTGCAATAATGAATTCATTTGCTGAATAGCAAGGCGATTAAGTATGGCAAGGCGTTCTTCTTGAGATATGCCTTGCTGGATTAATAAGGCATTTTGGCTTTCCAGTCCAGCAAGAACCGTTAATTGTTCTACTGTTGCATAATCTCGCATATTGCCTTTTAAGTCAGGATTTTCATCACGCCATTGTTTCGCAGTTTGCCCAAATAAGGCTTGATTTAATATGTCAGCTTCACTTGAATAAACAAATTGGTGTTGTTTTGTATTAAGCAATCTTGGGATTAAATGGTCTTTAATGGCATCGGTATGAATGCGGTAGTTCGCTTTGCTTAGAATGCGTTTGACATTCCATTCTAGTCTATTATCTTCAGCTTCTTTCTGTTTTAAGCGTTGGAACTCTTTGATGAGGTAGAGTTTGAACTCTGGGCTTAGCCAAGAACCAAATTCAAGGGCTATGTCTCTATGTGCGTATGTACCACTACCGTAGCGTCCAGTTTTAGCAATTAAGCCAATAGCATTCGTAGCAGACCACTTTTTTACTGACATTACAAAACGATTTAAGCCAATGTTATTTTTAATTTGGTGTAATTCCACCAAATTAAAATCAGGGTTATTCAGCTCTTCCCATACTTGGAGAAATTCAATCGTATTTTTGTTTTGTAGCCAGTTTTTGATTAGCTGATCACCATCGCCAAATGCTTTACACATATCGGTAAGACTAATGTAATCTTCACCATTTCGATTTGTAATTCTAATCTCTGTGTCTTGTACGACAATAATGTTCTCAGCCATTTTAATTTCCTTTGCACAAAAAATTAAGCCGTCAATTTATCATAAAACTGACGGCTTGAAAACTTGTGGTGACAGACCCTAGTGCTGACGTACTTAACATACGCTTACGATACCATAGGCTTCGCAGTGATACTAGGCTTTACCTGTCACTGGTGAGTGTACTTAATTTTGATAAACTATGCAAATAATTTCGCAATTTTTTCTAAGCCATCTATACGATGTTTAACATTTAAAGCTCTAAATATAAAAAGCCCCTCTGGGTCAAGGGGCTAATTCTTATTCATAAATACATTGTGATATTGCATCTCTTAACTGAGAATTGCTTTTACTTTTCGACCTCGCACAATTGCATACTTTTTTAGAGAATGCATCCAGTTGAGCATAATCAATCTTATCTCCTTTCTGTTTTGCCATTTCAATAAAAGCATCTTTAAAGTGCATTTCACAGGTATTAGCAGTTAGTTCATTTAGTCCTTTTGGTTTTTCTGGGAATATTGAACCATGGCTAATGAAGTTGAAGATCACACCAACAACTAATGCTATCAGTAATAAAGATATAAAAGACTTAATATTTTTCATATTAGTATAACCTTAGTAAAATTAGTTATTTTAATATTTTCTACAATTGGATACCCCGATAGATATATTGGCATCTCCATCTGAATAGATCAATCTACATGAACCTTTTTTGGAATTATATTTAATTTCAGCTACTTCAAAATTAATATAATGCCCTCGATTTTTTCCTAAGAAAATAGCTCGGAATACAGAACCCTCTGAAATGGTTTGTGGGATCTGAACTTTTTCATCATCACAAGAAGTTATGAACCCGCCAAAGGAATTTCTACACTCCTTATATCTTCCTACACCAGATGTTTCTACAGTTATAGAAAAAGATTTGATAGATATAAGAATAAAAAAGAATAAAATACAAAATCTTTTCATATTAATCCTCTAACCAATTATATCTATTATTGTTGGACATATTCATATTCCATGTGTTTCCTCTATTATCTCTACCTTGATATGTATCATTACCTATATGGTGTGTCGTAGAACGATAACCATCATTGCCATGAGTGATATAACTATCACCTATTTGATGAGTAGTCCTACTATTCCCATATGAATCTCTACAAATAGAAGTTGTCCCAAATGAATTACAAGTTATATTATTAGCCATTAGTGTTGATGACATTACACAAGTAATAAAAGTAATTAATATTTTCTTCATAAAAACCCCATAAACAGATTAATAATTACACTAATTTACAGAATTTCATTAATGATTCCTAGTGATAAATAGTTAATTTGTGATCTAGATAGGGTTTTAAAATCTTTGAATATATGACTGTTTAGTTGTTTTTTTTAACATCAAAATAAAAAACTAATCCCAAAGCACGCCGCACTAATAGCAAAACTAAGTGCAGCAATAATTACCGCTGTTGCTAGCATTTTCCCGACTGTATTTGCACTTTCTGTACTCATTATTCTTACCACCAGCGAATTGCATTAATCAAATCAGGTAGTACCCACAACATACCAAAAATAAAACTTAAAATTACAACAACGTAAACAAAACGGCGAGCTGTTGCATCTTTTGAAATAACTTCTAGCATTTTTGCCACCTCTATATTAAAATTCATCTTGATTTATGTCCTCTTAGTCAGATTAAGTGGATAATAAAAAACCCCGAACACTGCGAATGTTTGGGGTTTGTTTTTTCTGTGAGTTTTACTCATTTTGTGTTGGGATAAAACCTAATCCCATTGGATGTCTTGGTTTGGTTTTCTTTATATCTTCACCTATATTGTTAATAAGTTTCCCAAAACTCACATCCATATTTTTTGGTGTTCTTGGAACTCGAGGAGAGTAAGGCCCTGATGTAGCAACCATAGTTGTTGGAGGAGCAACTTCTGTAGGCTCTGACTTAGCTCCAATAATTGGATCTGATTTAGGTTTGTATTTTTCAGGCACAAACCCACCAGAACTAATATAATGCTGCATTGCAGTTTCATCACCAAGTCCGCTATTCTGACCTAATTCATAGAATTCACTCGACTCTCGTCTCAGTTGAATTTCTTTTTGAATGCCAGCTTTAATTGAATTAAGTCGAGCAATTTCTTTTTCATTGCCAGCGGCGTCATCAATAGCCTTATTAATCGCCAATATTTGTTGCTCACCAGTTTCAATTGCTTTTTTGATGTCATTAAATCGATTGATATTGTCCTTGTTTACACTACTTTTAGCACCTATTCTTGCCTTATGAGCCACGAGAGATATGGCATTCCTTGTTTTAATATCTTCCATTTGTTTTTCGTGTTCAAATTTTCGATCGTTTAAAGCAAAATCGTGCGCACGTCCTTTTTCGTTTTCATCAGCATAGAATTTAAACTTTCTTTCATCAGCTGCTTTTTTCCAACCTTCGTCAGCAACTTTTACCATTCCCGTGCCAAGTCCTTGAGCCATGGCAGCTAAAATTCCACCGAATCCCATTACATACCTCTCATTTGTTCTTGAGGAGCATTGCCGCTCATTTGTGATTGTCTTTGTTGTTCAGCTTGTGCAATTCTTTGGATCATCTCAACATATTGTTGCTCTTCCTCATGTGGAATCATACCATCTGACATATCACCGAATAGCTCCAATGCTCTTAATATTACATCAATAAATACATCATCCAATTCTTCTTCTGGTACACCCATTTGTTGAAGTAAATTCATACCAATATCTTTAGCCACTTGTAACATTACTTGTGTCGGAATTGTTTTACCATTTTGTCTTGCCGCTTGAAGATTAGAAACCATTGCTGTTGCGATCAGATCAGCTACACCTTCAACCGGACCTTTTTCTTGAATGCGTTGTTCTGCAACATCTGCTATCGCTCTCATTGAATTATCCATCAAGAATTGATACATCTGCTGCATTCCACCTTGTTCTGCTTGTGCTTGTTGTGGCTGCGCTTGCTGTGCCATTGAATCTAAAATGCCCATAGTTGCTCCTATTTAACTTTAATATTGTTCCAAAGATTTTGGATTGCTGGGATTGCGTAGTAAGGTAGTTGAGGTGATGTTGTTGTAGAGGTTGGTTTTAAGCTATTTGACATTTTTGGCAAGATACCAGTATCGCTCTTGTACCGTTGTTTCTCTGCCATAACTTGCTCTGCTCTTTGTTTTTGCAATCTCCTTTCATCAAGTAAACCTTTGTACTCAGGAATGTGTTGGTGCCTACTTAAATATTCCGTTAAGTTGTGATCGTCTCTTAGAATATTTACCCCCATATCTGTTCCAGTTGCGGTAAATGGGTTTTGCGTTGCAACACCAGTCATCATTACTGCGCCATTATGCAATGCATCACCAACAAAACTGCGACGAGAATCTAGGTTCTTGCGCATATCATTATAGCCGTGCTTGAATGATGCTTTTTCTAGCTCGTTTGCATTATTGGATGGATTATTGCCTAAGTGAGATAGTTTTTCTGCACCTGATGAAATTGCCACCTGAGTACCTACACCAGCCGCCATTGCACCTAAAATACCTCTATCACCACCTTTTAATGCTTTAAATGCCGCATTTGCTGCTTTATTACTTAATGGTGTACCAGCAACACTTGCTAATCCGCTAATTAGGTGTTCTCTGTTGATGTTCCCCACTCTAGCCATCTCACCATTGATAAATCCTTTTTTGTAGTCATCAGCGGTGTAATTGCCAACTCTTTTATCCCCCACTTTCTGATCGATATTGTCTAGATAAGAAGTGATATGGCGGTCCTGTTCCTTTTTCCCTTTGTCAGCAAAAGAGTGACCAGTATTCAAAAAAGATCTGTTTACGTCGACATCTATTGTGCTTAACGTATTTTTATCCCAACCAGCAATATCTCGCCCTTTGTAAGTGTCTTTCTTGAATCCCTCTAACTCTGATGAATCAGTAAATCCATACTTGTCTTGGAACTCACGCGCGGCTTGTGAATGGTGGTCGTTAAATACTCTTGGATCTGGTCTATTTTTCAATGCGGATGAAGCCAATAGACCATCTTCAATTTTCTGACCAGTTAACGTTGTTTTACGCTCTTGATTAACACCAGCAAGATTACCTCTTGTTGTTCTAGCAAGTGAGCTAATAGAACTTCGACTGTAATCATTAAAAGAACGTGTATAGCCACTATCTCGCCCATACCGATTCAAATGGTTATTCATTCTGTCGGTAGTGCTTGTGTAGCCATTACCTGATTCGTGTTCTCTCCACCCTTCTCTGCCTTCATCTGATAATCTGTCACCAGAAGGATTGTATGCTGGATGATCAGGCTCTAGTCGAGTGTAATTTCTGTCACTATCATTGCCATTGCGGTTAGAGTGACGAGAACGAGATTCGCGATCTTCTTGTTCGGCCCAACCGCCATTTGTACTATCAACGTATCCCATAGTCCACCTACATCACTTTTTTCTTATCTTCAGCGCGTTTTTTGATTTCAGTTAAAATGCCACCGTTTGCAAGGTTTGGCGCATCATCAACAGTTAAACTACTATATCCAAAATCCATTTCAGGAACTTTAGAATATTTAGATTTCATTTCGTCTTGTAGATTTAATAATTCACGCTCCTTGCGCATTAAATCTCTATTTGCTTCTTTTCGCGCAAAATAACCACCAATCCCCATTAATGAAGATCCAATAATATTTGTTGTGGTAGGATTTTTTTCCATCCAACTTGCCGCCTTGCCAATCCAACCGGGATTCTCACCTTGAGAAAAAGCTCCAGTTATTGCACTCCAAGCACTATCCCAAAAAGCCATAATCTATCTCCTCTATTGCATCGTAATTGTAGGAACACCAAGACTTGGGAAGTTAGCCCAATCCTTTTGTGTCGTCGGAATATGTTGCATAAATCGACTCATAAAATTGAGTTCAGAATCACGACTTGCCTTTAATTGCTCTATCGCTCTTTTCTTGTCATCCTCTTTCATTTGAGTGTTATTGAGAACCGCTGCAATTTGTGCATCGAAGTTATTCGTAATTTGCATTGTGAAATCAATAGACTTACCGATCGTATTAGCAGATACTTGCGCACCAAGCTCTTTCATGGCGTTGTTATGTGCGAGTTCAGCATTTAATCTAGCCACATCTTTTTGATGCTCTCTATCGAGATTAGCTTGATTTGCTGTGAAGTTTTGTTGATCACGTTGTAGGTTCAATTGATGTTGATTCGCTGTATCAACTTGGGCAATCGGCATTGCGGCATCAATCATTGCACGTTGACTTGCTTCAATACCTAATGTTGAATTTTGCAATCCACGACTTGCGGCCATACGCTCACCTTTTGCCGCCGCTGAATTCATTAATAGAGAATTGGCATTGAGGTTATTGACCACATTAGATGCCATTGTTTGTTGATCGCTTTGTGGAGGTGTTTGCGTGCTTAATGTAGGTGGTTTCGGTTGTGTCGAACTGAGATTATTTTTTTTATTGAGTGATTCACTCATTGAGTTAAGAATACCCATTTTACCCCCTTATAAATTAGAAAACGCCGCTGGATATTGGCGACGTTTAACTTCTGATTCGTATGCTTGTTTGCAATGGTCTTTCTGCCAAAAGAAGATTTTATTTATCGCTTTATAGGAAAATAACCATTTTTTCTTTGGTTGCTCAGCAAGTACAGCGCCACGATAAGCACGACTTGATAATGTTTCGTCAGGGCTACCAAAAAATAACGCGTTAAAGCCTTGATCTATCGCTATCGCAATGTTCAATAAGTATTTACTCATTGTTAATCCCCTATGCTAAAGTGAAACTGGATATTGATTTGCTCGATTTCTTCTATACTTTGCGCTGACATAAGCTGGTCCTCTAACTTCTGACGCTGACCGGCAATTGTTGAGCTTAACGTCGCGAATAACACGGATTTTTGGTACGCTTTCTCACGTAAAACATCTAACGGTACACCGCGATTTATTGCGATACTTTCAAGGGTAGGTGTTGGACTGTTTGGGTCTTGTTTCCAAGCGATAGCTTCTGCACGTTGCGTTAGCCATGTATCGCGTTCAAATTCGGGGGTTTCGTATGTTTTAGCAATGCCGTCAACGTACGCTTGAGCGGTATCGTTGATTTCTTTCAGCTTCTTAGTCTTCGCAACGGCGAGTAACTCAGACGCTTTTTCATCATTAATTACCCACTGACCATCGACCCATTCATGGATTTCACTGGGTCTGGTTGAAACCAGCATCGGTATGTCGTTTACAAGAACAAGTTCTTTACCGTTTAGCTCAGATTCGGAATCAACCTCAACAACAAGGTAATCGTCAAGGTTATTGGGGGTAGGGAAAATTTGATACTGACCTAAATCAGATTTTAAAAAGTATACTTGCATATAAAATCCTTATGCGGCGGTTATTTGTTTTAGATAAAAGCTCGAAATGTCATAAATGATAATTTGAGATTCACTAACAAGCTCAATTTGTATGTTAGCCCACCCGCCGGCATACATGGCATTTTGTAAATATTTTTTACCGCCGCTCGTAGATAGTGCTTTTTTATCTACATATATAGAACTCATGTGTAAATTACTGCTATCGCTTAGCGTTTGTGATGACGCTCTCTTGAGATAAAAAGTCAACGTTTTACCAACAACAGATTCTGAGAGTTGGATTATGTTTGTCGAATGTTGAGTGACGTTTCCTGACCAAATAATTCTGCTTTCGACGGGTGTATTAAGTGTAGTGATTTGGTTTTCAATTTGTTGAATCTTAGAATTAATTTCTGTTTTGTTCTGATTGAATGACGCTTCAAGTCGTTGAGTTTTACTTCTCAACTGTTGCAAATCTTGTGCTAAAGTACCCGCGTCTAGTATTCCGGTATTAGCGACCTCACCGAACGCTTTAATCCAGAACGCAACATCATCAAAAGAGTTTTTAGACTTAATACAAAGTTTTAGCACGATTGACTTCGGTCGGTTCTCATCAGCAGTTGGAACTACTCTTGATGCATCGAACTCAATAAGAGTGCCTCCACCTTTATTCCCCGCTGCAGTTCCTTCCCCAATCTTATTAAATACTCCAGTTATTGTTCCTTGGTCATAATCGTCAATCGTGATTTGACCAGTAATATTACGAATCGCATCACCTTGCGTTTCACCAACATTCAGTCCATTCCCCGAGTTCCGAATAAAGCGATCTTCCACTAGCGGTACTTGTACGATAGAGCCATACTTATCAACTAAATACTGGTAAAGTTCTGGGTAGTTTTGTTGTGTAACTGTCGTTCGAATAGAATCAAATGAGATCCAACCATCAGGAATGGAGTCAGTTGCAAAATACGCAGTCATACCCACATCAGATCGAGTGAGATTTGGCAATACATTACTGTTACCATTGGCGGTATATAAATCAGGATATGTTTCCTGATTAAACGTACCGCCTATTCCTTTTAGATAGCCACGAGGAGTAATACCTTTCGGGAATGCAACAATAGCGCCGAGCGGCATGCCGTCATCGCCCGACTTTTTCCAGCTAGACCACGCGGAACCGTTATAGTGGCGCTCTCTTACATCTGATTCACCTACTTTTCGTGCTATTTGTCTAACGGCGTTCTTTGCACCACCGCTTATCACTTCAAGATGCCAAGCTCCAGCACTTGGTAGATTTTGACCGTTAGGTAGATAGTAGTGACCATCCGTTCTCAACATATTCGCACTGGTATTGTTAGCCACTTGTTTAACCTGAAAATTCCCCTCATGGATAACTTTCTGATAAGAATTTGCGAATATCTCGCGGTTAAAATACACGCCGTCCTGTTTAAATCTCAGATTGGTACCGTGGACATAAGAATGGATATATACATCAGTGGAGTCAGCGCTTGGCGTACCGAAATAGAACAAATTGTTACCGGAACGTCTGAATATCATTATCGGCTGGGTATGGTCTAGGGTAAATACACCATTGAAAGTCCTACCGTACCCCTCTAGCCCTGTTGGCTTTGCGCTAATGCTCGCCCAAGGTAATTTTTCGTTTCTGTTAAATTTTTCATCTTGTAATTTTTTGCCCATTGCGGCGGACAACGCATTAGTTGTGGATGTACTTGTTAGCTCATTCTCTACAATAGTTGTTTCTGAACTTGCCGCTGCTCGTTCTGCTCTCTCTGCACTTTTTCTTGCTTTTGCTGCGTGGTGATAAGCTGAAAACTCCCCGTTAGATACTTGTTCATCTTCAGGATTTACCGCCCATTCTCTCGCATTGGATTCAGCTGTTAATGCGGCTTGCTTGGCTTGTTCTGCAAGTGCGGCTGATTCTGTAAGGCTGTCTGCTTTCTCTGTTGCAACATCAGCTTTTTCCGTTGCGACTTGTGCTTTCTCTGTCGCAGTTTGTGCAGCAGATATAACTAAGTTCTTAGCTTGTTGTGTTGTTTGTGTATCAAGTGCAACTTGTTGTGCATTCTGTGACACTTCTTCGGCTTTCTGAACAACAAGATTTTTATTTTGTTCTACTGAGTTTTCAGCATTTTTTAATTGCCCATAAGTGACTGGATGATCATCCTCTGTTGGTTCAACGATAATAAAGGTTTCTGAAAATCCCTTACCGTCATTTCTTAATCCTGGAACTTTCTCTAAATGAGATTGCACTCCATCAAATTCTTCCGCAACCGCATTACCGTCCGCTTTTGTGTACGGCGCGAAGTCGTGTTTGCGTTTATATTTTTCCGCTTGATTAGACACGGTAAAACCTCCGAGGAATAAAGTTAAGAATTAGACCTGTTAATTCAAATTGAGGAGAATATAGCGAGCTTCCTGTGAATGAAATTGAGATGTTTCTGCTGTAACCAGCTAGGTGAATTGTTGGCGTTGAGTAATCCTCGGCGGACCACAAGAAATCATTCCAGAAACTCTCATTCCAACGACCGCCATCACCAGTGGCACGGATATCTCTAGCTAAATGTGGTGCGTGAATATCTGCGTTATAATCAAGATCGAACCTATATTGGAAATTAAGCATACCTTTTGCGGTCGCTTGTAATTCTGCGCTTTTCCAACTTTTGACATGTACAGGTGAGCCACAATGATTGAAAGACATTTTAACAACCCAATCTATCGGTCTGCCTGAGAATGAATAGCACTTATCTGATTGGCGATAAACCTTACCATCGCTGAATGCGAGGTAAGTATTATTGCGGCTTTGCCACACCCCTTTAATTTTTTCAGGATAATTGAAATATGAGCATCTCGTACTGCCATCTGGTAACAGCATCATGCAAATATGAAAGGCGTTTTCAGAATAAAATCTAACTTGATTGGATTTGGCTTTTGTTGAAGAAAAAACAATATTATTTTCGATGGGTTTAAACCCAAGCTTGCGACTAGAATCTGTTTCGCTAAGTTTGAAATCACCAAATTGCTCTGTTGCATCAACTCGAATAATACCGTGCTGACTTACCGCAATTGGCATGAAAACAGTTTGTAATGTGCCAGCTTTAATACCAACAGAAGAAATATCTTTTAATACCCAATCTTCACGAGTCGACCCATAAAGTGCGCTAACTTTATGACGACACCCTATGAGCAAAACACCGCCAACAGTTGAAGAAAGTGCGGTAATTTCATCACCAACCCCAAATTGTTCTGAACCCAAAATAACGGACCATTTAGTCGGCTTACCAACGAGAGAATGCCCAAATTGACCGCCTTCAAACGAAACAAATAAGTGGTTTCGGTGTGCGCAAATGTGAATTGGTTTTTCAGCATGAATAGCGACCGGAACAATAACGCCATCTGGACGAATCTCAATAACTTGTTCGCCATTACATCCATAAGCGTATTGAGTTTGAGGACTGCCGTAAAAGTTATGGTATATAAACTTCCAAGATTTACCCTTAGATAACACAACCTTGTCACAAGATTGAACTTTAGCCACAATCTGACTTGAAATAGTGATGTTGTCATTGATATTCAACTCAGTAGATGTGACGATAAAACCAGTCTGGTTATCTGCTGATAATACAACGGATAGGATATTGCTTTTTACTGCACCAACAGAAAATTCAATACCATCAATTAAATCCTGTGGTTTACTGATTTCTTTTAATTGAACAATGTACGTCTGCGCTGATTCTTGCCAACCATTCTCAGTCGCAAAAAATACACCGCACTTTTCTTCTTGATCGCGAAATGCAATGACTTGCTCATTTAATTCAACAACACCACGGATAAATTCATTACCCGGTACAGCTTTGACATTATCTACACCGATTTGAAATGCTTTTGCTTGAAACTCTTGGTGTTTCAGAATATCGCCAGAATCAACAAATGGATTAGAAGTTAGTGTATATGATGCTGAATCAATATTAAAAGAAGATCCAAATGTGGCATTTAATTTCCCTAGCACAGCAACGGTGGCTATATTATCCTGTGCTGTAATAATCCAGCACGCTTTATCAGCAAGATGAATTTTTTTACCTACTGCATTTGGTTCAAGACCTCGATCTAAAGTAAAGTGAAAATGATTCATTTCTGATGGTTGAATTTCACCATCAATACACTCAAACCCTTCGATACGAGAAAAGCCACCCTCTAGGTTGGGCTGGACATTTAATGCCATAATCGCTTCACTGTTTGCTTTTGCGATAGGCGGTGTAGTTAAATCCATTCCACCGCTAATCGCAACAAACTGTGATTGAATTTGAGGTAGTTTAACCAAGGCGAATACCCTCTAAAAAGTCACGGCAAAACAAGTGAAGGTATTTATCCCACTCATTTTGCGCACGAATAATTAATTCTTGAGCATTTTGAGAAATTGCTTTACCTTGCATTGCATAAAATACAATTGCCAAATGATATTGCTCTGGGATAAACGGTGTATCAGTAGCAACATTCAAGATTTGGATATTCTCTTTTGAGAAACCTTCCTTCCAAAAACGTCTATCCCAATCCCTTATTGTTTGAATATCGCTCCACGCTTCACGGATCGCATTTACATATTCAAGACTACGTCCGCGCTGATTAGTGACTTGAGTAGGACCTTCGCCAGTATCATTCATTTCTTGGCGAAGGCGTTGGGCAAGTTGTAGAAAGTTCATTGCTCTACATAACCTAAGTCAATAATGTTATAGCGAGGAACAAAACCTTCTTCTAATGAACCATCATCGTTTTGACTGTAAGTGTAGTCGCCAGCACTAGACAATAGTTTGAAAACAGACTCTGGAACCACAACCTCTTTGTTACGTTGGATTAATGCATCCCAGTCATTAATTGAAACATAAACATCACTACGATCACCGTTAGATTCAGCAATCTTGATTTTTACTTTTTTCTGCTTATTAAGTGGTAAATCTGCATCATCGGATGGTACTTCAACATCACCAGATTTATCTTTGCCATCATTACGCTCTAGTCCGTTTGCTTTCTCGTATTCAAGAATTGCATCAACGAGTTCTTTTTTTGATCCGTTTTTTTCAATACCGCAAACATCACGCAAGTGAGCTTTCAATTCTTCGGCTTTTGAATTTAGTGAGATAAATGGATATGACATGATTTTTCCTCTAAAAAAATACCCCACAACAAAACGTCGTGGGGTTATTGGTTAAAGTGCTGTTGCCGCGGCTTCAATACGAACAAGCCACGCTTCGTTTAAGATTTTGGCTGCGTGCCACGCAATCCAACCCACTGAGCCTTTTTGCCCTAATTCATTACCGCTCTCAGCTTTACCTGGATTACGGATCTTCATTTGAGCAGACTCCTTGCCTTTTAATGGACAAACAGCAAACGCGTCTTGTCCGAAAACTGCGATTTTATAGACGTCAGCATTTGAGCCACCAGTAGATACCACTTTACCACCTGGTGCAGCACCAGCATCAGCGGTAGGGGTGAATAAAGGTGAAGTAATGAAACGCACGTTTTCAACCGAACCCAACTCTTGTGGTGAAATTGGTGAACGTGAGCCATATTCAGCCACTGGCGTGAAGTTAGGAAGATTGCGGATATCCGACTCTAAATCTGTATGACATACCGCAATATAAGATGCTTCAATAGGTTTAGTGCCGTACTTGATAGAACCATCTAAGATAGAGGTTTTCTTCTTAGCTCGGTTTTTCTGTAATTTACGCACAGCAGCGCGGATATGATTAATGTTTAATGGATCTTTTACTGCATTGGTTTGTGTTCCTGATGTAAAAATTACATTCGTGCCACTACAGATCGCTCCCCAAGTGACCATTTCCGCTGTTTCTGCTGCCTGCTCACCAGAAAGCATAGTGAGGTCTTTTAATACTGGGTCTTCGTGAGTGTCTTGAATAACATCAGTGATTTCAGTCCACGCACCATATTGCTTTAATTGCACTTCCACATCTTCATAAGACATTTTTTGCGCATCAGGTCTTACACCTTCGGTTAATGCTGTTGTTGCCGCTGGGAATGGCTTAGGACGACGGAATTTAACGGTTTGTGACTTGTTTTGTGGGATTGGCTTGGTTTGCCCTAGTTTTGATAACACCAAGATTGGTCCAGCGTGTGCCAACATTTCGGCATTAGCATAAACTTGGGTACGAGGTGAAATATCGGTATAAGTAGTTGTGTTACTCATAATTTGATTTCCTTAATCTGATGAGCTTAATTAACGAAATCGCTGCTTGTCTAATTGAGCTGCGATCTGATCGAATAAAGCATTCTCATCAATCTCCTCACCACCTTTAGGCGTATTACGACCTGTTGGGAGAGCGGTTGCGGAAAGTTGTTGAGCTTGCTTAGCTCTGCGTTCAGCATTTGCGGAAATGGCGTTTTTGTATTCCTTTAAGATATAAACTGCATCGTTTGGGTCGTCAGAGGAAAACATCGACTGAATACCTGGCGTTTGTTGGTTTAACCAAGTGGAGAACTGTGGATCTGCCAAAATTTGTTCGGCATCAGGGATGATTTGATTGACGTATTGAATACCTTGCTCTAACTCTTGCTGAGCTAGATCGCGCATATTGGACTCGGCAATGCTGTTGAGAGGTCTAGAAATATCTTCAAGGCGTTGATTTTGATGTGCTAAAAGCTTGTCAAAGACGGCAGCGATTTCTGGATAATCTTCTCTTAACTGATCTAACTCTCCAGCAAACTGCGGTTTACTTTGCTGTTTTAACTGTTCAATCTCAGCCAACAAGCGTTCGTTTTCAGCTTGCTTTTGTTGATATTTCTTATTTAACGCACCAACACGACCAATTTGAGAACGGGCGTTTTGTTGGTAACGCTTTTTGTCTGCTTCTAAATTGCGGAAATTTTCTTTCACTTCATCCGAAGCGTTGGCTAACCATTCAGGAAGATCATCTTCAACCTCTTTTTTAGGTTGTTCTTGACCATCTTCGCGCTGATCAGGCGCGTCCTTTGTGGTTTCCTCTGCGTCTGATGGCTTTTCAGTAGCAGTAAGTTCACCAGAAGTTTCAAGAGATTGAGCGGCTTCTTCGAAAGCGGCATCTGCATCAAATTCTTGGTGTTCTTGATTTTCCATTTATTACTCCTAAAGCGGCATTACGCGGCTTGTGTAATTGGTTGAAATAAAAAACCGCACCTGATTGCTCAAAGTGCGGTCGTGAATTAGTTAAGTTTTAATGTGGATATAAGGGATTGGAGTTCTCTTACTTGCCCACGCAAAATATCGTACTGCTGTCGGGTCAATCCCTCTTGACATAAGTCTTGCTGATATTCTGATATGCGCTTTTCGAAGAATGTTTTAAGCTCTCGTCTATCAGCTTCGTTATTTAAAATTGTCATATTTTGGTCATAAAAAAAAGCCCAGTCCGTTAAGACTAGGCTTGTAAATTTGGCGGACGGTGCAAGGATCGAACTTGCGACATACTGGTTAACAGCCAGCCACTCTACCAACTGAGTTAACCGTCCTAAAATAAAAACCCCGACCATTTCTGAACGGGGTTGTTTGTTGCCCACAACGCTCCTACCTTTCGGCTTGGTATCTACCAATTTAAAGATGTTTAAGGGATTTTGGGTATAAAAAAAGCCAAAAAGTAAAATACATTACAATTTGGCTATTATGGGAAATCTTACTGCAACTTCCCTTATTTGTCAATATTTATAGGGTATTTAACCCTTCCATTCTTCGATATTGGGTTAGTATTCTACGCTGTAATTTATCCATGGATTGATTGTATTTTCTGATTCGGTTTTCGTAAGCCATAGAACTAATCTTACCTTCACGCAATTGACGAGTGAGTTTGGCTTTTTCACTTCTTAACTCACCCATTGTTTTAGCGTTTCTCTCATGGAATTTAATTAATTTCTGTCTTTCAGGCGTTAACCATCCATTAAGCTGTTTATTCTCTTTGCGGTAAATGTACTCTTTGAAAACAGACTGTGCTTCTTCGCTTGCCTCGTAATATCGGCTTTGTACTGCAAACTCATTACCTGCGCCATAAAGCTGATTTAGGAAAGGTGTACGAGTATTTCTGCCTAATTGCTCACGATTTGGATTATCAATAAAGATAGTGTTTAACTCTCTTAACGAACCAAGCATTGCACTGTAACCATCAAATAAATTTTTAATCTGTTCTGGGTGCATATCAATACCAGTTGCTTGCTGTATATCAATCGCTAAATCTTTCCAGAATTGTGCAGTGGTTGATTTAGACTGCTCTGCCTTTAATTTATCGTCACGCACGAAATTGGTTGTAATCTTGTTACCGAAAGCGGATCGATTAAGTACATTTTGCATTAACGGCTGGAGAATGCTTGGCGTTGCTGTCAATGTTAATTTTTCTAATGGATATTTAGCAGCGGAAATTTCTGACGGTGAAACGGGCGCAAATGTTTTCATTGAGTGAGAAAGCATATTCACGCCAGCCTCAATATAAGAAATGTCACTTACCGTTCCTTTTACAATATTGGTCGCAAAGTTCCACGCCATTTGTGGCATACCAAAACCAACTGGCATTTTGAAGTAATCACCGTTTCCAATTGGAATCGGAATAAAGCGAGTAATATCACCAAGTTGATCCATTTTATTTCCGCCTTCATCTTCATCATCCATTGAGCGTAAGACAATGTAAAGTGCGGTCATGCCAGCAATATAAGTTAAGAATCGCATTTGTCCCTTACGGGTAGATAAATATCTAATCAAGTTAGCTGCACCCATTACTGTTGGTTGTGAAAAGAGATAAAGTGCTTTAATCCCTTTCATCTTAGACCCAGTCTTGCGGAAGTTTGTTAGGTTTAAAGTAATTGCGGCCGCTTGCTTGCTATCTACTCCATTATCAATAAGCGACTTATACGCTGCTAATGCTGATACAGTATCAAACATCTTATTGTAAGACTCTAAAACACCAGCAACTTTATCTAGTTTATTTGCGATTGGATTATTCTCACGCTTGAGTTTTTTCACCAAGTCGGTTTCAGTCCTATCAAGATAAGTGCCGTAGTTAGAAATACCGCCATTTTTCAATAGCTCTTTTAGTAGTCGTTCACTTTCCACGCTATCTCTTAATTCTTGACCAAAACCAAAGCGTTTTGTTGCTTGCCAGACTTCTTGACTTGGATTAAGAGCATTATTCCATACTCCACGACCAATACGATCCATTGTCTTGCTATCAAACTGCTTGCCGTTTTTATCATAAACCTTTTGCACTCGGATAAATTCTGATTTTTCCCAAGTATCACGGAACATATTGATTGGGGCAAAGGTTAACGTCCACTGTGTTACACCTCGAGCATACCAACTGGTAGGTTTAGAAAGTGCTTTTAAGAATGCATTAGCATATTCTACGTTATCGTTTTTAAGTGCATTCATCGCTTTTTCTGGTAGTTCATATTCATAATACAACCCACCTTGTTTTGCGATTAATACATTATCACTACTACGCGTTAGACCTTGCATTCTACGTTTGCTGATACCAATATTTTTGCTTGCTTGTTCTCTAGCGTCTTTCTCGGTGTAGCCTTTGTCTTTTAACAGACTTACTTCTGTTTCAAACAAATCATCGATCTTGTTCTTAAAATCAGACCAGCCAGCATAAGTTGTCGTTTTTCCTACCGCTTTCCATACGGCATCAATCGCATCTTCCGCTTCGGAAAATTTTCGACCATCGAGTGATTTTTCTTTGGCAATATTTAAAGCATTAGCACCAGCACCACCGATAAAATCAAAGTCATCTGCTTCGGCATTTGGATCGCCTGTTAATGGTACATAATAGCGATTAGCTTTGAACTTGTTGTATTCCTCAGTAGTGTAACGACCACTGCGATAATCAATCTCAAGGCGTGCTTGGTTTAAATCTGCAATCAACTCTCGCAACTCTTCAAGATCACGTCTAGGAATATCTCTCTCAAACCCTCTCATTGACTCTTGTGCTTCAGGAATAGACCATCCACCTGCTGTCCCAACCTTAAAATTCTTGTTTTTAAAATCTTTATTCCACACATCAGATTTTCTAGCAAGGTATTGCTTTTCTGCTTTATCGAAAGCTTTTTGTGCATCTCTTACTTCATCAACTGTGCCATTCGCCTTCACATCTTCTAGCGTTTTCTCAGCATCTAACATTGCTTGCTCGTCAGTCTTCAATAGTTCCACATTCTTTTCAATGGAATATCGTGCTGACACCCAATATGCTGCCTTTTCCTTAGCTGTTTCCTCGTTGATTTTGCCATTAGACTGTTTGGCAATTTGCGCAATTTTAGAAAGGATTGGTTTAAGGAAGTTAGTTTCTAATTCAGAATTTAATGCATCACGTTTACCTTTCGCAGTGTACATTGCATCTTTCAGTCTGCGTTTTTCGTGGTCGTGACTAGATGTTTTTCCTGTATCATCGCTGAATTTCATTTCGTCAATCCAATCATTAACTGGGCGTAAACTATCTGCTAGCCATTCATCTAGCTTTGCTGTGCTTTTATCAACTGCTTCTTTGAATTTTTGACGAGAAGTAAAGATATCCCACCATTTAGGTTCTGCATTGATATTGCCACCGCGAGATAATTCTAGGACGGATGTATTTCCACCTTGAGAAAATGGAGTAGTTTTAGAAAACTTCATTTGCTCATTCTGATATTGACTTAGATCGGTTTCAGTTTTAATATTAAACGCAGAAAGGTTATCAACGCTAGTTAGCATATTGGGCAATTGAAGCCCGCCACTTCTAGCAAATTGATAGCCTTTTGTTTTGTTCCAATATATTGTTCTTGATAAATCATTTCCGATTTGAGTATTCCAATCACGTCCATAAACACTGGTAATATTGATTACTTCTAGCTTATCGCCGACACGCTTTAATTGTAGTGCAGCAATTAGAGGTTTATCTTTTCCATTTACGACTTCACTTAATTCAGTTAAAACTACTAATCCGTTTGGGTTCATTGAACTTGGATTTGAACGCATAATAGCGACTGGATTATTGATTTGCTCTGGCAAACGTTTTAAATCATCCCCTGTAACACTATGTTCAAAAAGGGCTTTTTTAATGACGCTTTCACGCATTGCAATTTTTACCTCACCTAGTCCTAACATTTTCAATACAGGCGGTGTTGTTCCCATATTAATATAACGTTTTGGATTGGACGGTCCTGCATTTTCAATACGATCAACCGCCTTTGCAAAACTCGAACTTGGCTCCTCGTTTAAACTGAATTTGGCGTTATTAAATTTATTATTACTTAGAACATCTCCACCAGCACTTTTATTGATATCACTTAAAAGACTAATTAAATCATCATGACTAAACTTATCCGCTGTTTCTTTACCAAAGAGTTTTGCAATAAACTCACGGATTCTTTGTGCGGTCATTTCAAACCAAGCTTTAAGTCCTTTTTTGTGCCCTTTTGGAATCTCAATTCCATAACGACTTTTAAGCTCATCTAACCTACCTGTAACATAGGCAGCGTGTAACTCAGCCAGTGCCTCTTCTACTGCTAAGTGGCGATTTTGTGCGGTTTCTGAACGTTGTTTTTGAATGGCGTTAGCGAGTTTATTAATAGTGCTGTTTTTATCAATTTTGGCCATAAGTTCGTTAAACTCCGCACCAAACTTAACTCCTAAACCTCTATGTGCTAGTTCATGCCAAGCAACCCAAGCTAAACGCTCATCGCGAGTTAAAGCATTACTTGCTCGGATATTATCTGCGACAATGAAAATCTTACCTGTTTTTGGACTGTATCCAGCCTCGACCGTTGAATCTGAAATACCCATTTCAGCGGCAGTTACTACTTCGAAGTGTTTAGAAAGGTGTTTTCCAACGAATTTAGAAATTTTATTATGGATAGATGTAAGATTTTGGCTTTGAGGTTGTTTTTTGTTCTGAATGTATTGACTTAGATCGGCTTCGGCTTTAATATTCATATTAGATTGGCTCACATTATTTGATGCGATTTTTGAGGGCAATTGGAGCCCGAAAGCATCAATGAATCGTGAGCCTTTTTCTTTATTCCAATAGAGTAAGTCGTGGTTAAGCATATTCTGCAATCCACGTAATTTTTTTCCATAGATACTAGCAATATTGATTACCTCAATACCATCTTTTGCTGTTTTCAAATGCAACGCACTGATTATGGGCTCTTGCTGTCCCGTTACTGGATTTTTTTCTACCAACTCCGTTAAAACCACATATCCTTGTTGAGTAGCTTGTGGAGCTGATTTCATCACAGCAACAGGATTGTTAAGTTGGCTAGGTAACTGCTTTAACGTTTCTGGTGTAACATGGTGTTTATTACCCATTACCTTATTTAGCACATCACGACTGATCAGTACTTTTGTGTCCTTAATGCCCAACATTTTTAATACCGCTGGAGTCGCCCCCATTGGAACATATTGCCGTGATGGCTTCCCGCCTTTAGAAACAGTATCAACCGCTCTAGCAAAATCAGAATTAGGTTCTTCATTTAGAGAATAACGAATGTCATCGTTACTCACATTAAACTCGCCCGTGTTGTCGGTAGCGGATTTGATTTGGTTTGCTTTGAATGCTACAAATACATTTGCTTCTGTATCATTAGGTTTATCAGTAAAACCATTATATCGGTCTCTTACATTATGGTATATCGCACCATTATACCCTCTTGATTTTGCATCTATGGTTAAATAATCCGTTGATACACCTTTTATATCATCAGAATCATCATATAAACTAGGGTCAACATTATCAATGTGCTCCACTCTTAATTCAAAATCTTCATCCGTGTTATCTTGTATGTATTGATTTGCTTTGGATTCTTTGATAAATCTAGCTTCAACTTCATCATATTGGTTTAATACAAAATAATCACCGATTGCATTGTCTTTAGGGTCAATATAATTATTCCAAGACTGACCCTCAAAATCACTTTCTGATGGATTACGAATATTTAGAAATGTTCCATAATAACCGCCATTAGAATTATTTTTATCAAAGTAACTCTTAGCAATATCTTGATTATCAGTAAAGTAAATACCTCTAACCCCATCATCTTTGAAAGTGTTAAATCCATAATTGGATGAACCATGATATACCAACAACGGCTCCCCAGTTTTTGGGTTCACTACCTTACTTGCATTTTTAGGATCATTTTCCCAATCACCAAACCACGCTTTAAATTCAGGTGTGCGGACTTGTACCCATTGGCGATAACTCAATTCTGTTTTACCGTCTTTCACTGCTTGTTGATATGCTTCGTACCCACCCAGCGCTTTTTCTGTTTCATAAAAAGAAGGCATTTCTTGTTGTGAACGGCTTAATTTCAAGTCACCGCTTTCTTCTGAAAGTGCATTCAGATCATCATTAATATCATCAGCTTGAACATCCTCTTGCTGTCTTTGCATTCTCATTTGTTCGGCAACCACATTGGCTCGTTGATTCATTGCATTCGCTCGTTGAATGTTTATCACCAAATCATCAACATCATTCGCCCATTGGTTTATATTGTTCGTATAGCGTTGTAATTGCGCATCAATTTCTGGATTGCCTGTTTCGATTGTATCAAGAATACGCTTGCGCTCTTTGTTCATTGTGCTTTTATGAGCGATTGCATCAATACCGCCCATCACACCACCAAATACACTACCAAGCACCATACCATCAGCAACATTCTGTTTCATTCCGTCGGTGAGTTCACGGTTTGGATCGTAGTAGTTTTGTGCAGTTTTATTAATTGCATATTGCTCTGCCGCACCCTGTACACCCTCTGTTGTTGATTCAAGCAATGCACCTTTAAGTAACCCACTTTTGATTGTTTGACCTGGTTTAGCCAGACCCCATAGACCACCACCAAGACCACTAATTGAGTTCGATACAATATCAGTGGCAATAGCGGCTGGATCTAATGCAGCGGTACGACCGACTTGATTTCTAAATGACTGCTTGGCTTGTTCAAACAATTCTTCGTGCGTTAAGTTTTGCCCTTTTGGACTTTCTTTTAAACTCCAATACGCTTGCTTGAATCCCTCTAAATTAGCCAAATCCTCATTACTCATCTGACCAACTTCATCATAGACTTGGCTGGCACGATTACCCGCTGACATAGCAGATATCACCGCAGTTACACCCATTGCACGTTGCAGATGTTGCGGCACACCTCTTTTAGCTGCTTCTTTTACAGCTACTTCACCAATTTGTTCTGCTGCTTCTTTTGAGAGTTTTTTGGCCGCAAATTTAATTCCAGTGGTTGCAGCTTTACCAGCACCAAGTGTTAGAACAGTGTCCAATTGCTCACCAAGTAAAGCCCCCAAATTACCCGCCCACCAGTGCGCATTTAGAACACCTTGTCCCTCGCCTGTATCTTCATTAAAACCATCAAATGCACTTTGTCCTAACGCTTCACGCATTTTAGATGACATAGTGGCCATGTTCTCATCCGCACCACTCGCCGCCCAGTCCGCTGCTTTATTCAACCATTCGCTATCGAAAATCGTTCCTAGTCCGCGTGCAAGATGACTTGCACCACGCCAAACCCCCATTTGAAAACTATCAACCACATCCCCCATAAAGCCCTGTTCCTCTGCTTTAGGCTCACTACCTAATAGCAATGGTGACGAATCAGACACTTGTACATTTCTGTCACCAAAAACTGTTTTTTGCATATATTGATATTCATCATTTGAGAGTTTGAATGCTGACATATTCTTTTTCCTTTTCTCTGGGCATAAAAAAAGACCTTTCGGCCTATCTTCTTTTCTATGTTCGGTTAATCTAATCCAATGTTGTTACGCACTTCGGTTTCTGGCACGGGCGTTTGTTTTAATTGAACCTCAGTTTTAAACTTCGCCATATCAACAGCCTGTCTTCCGCTTTCTTTCTGAATATCAGCGGAAATGCGTGCGGTATTTAATTCTCTGTCCAGATCGAGTTTAGCTTGAGACGATTGCTGGTGAGATTGAATTTCAAGCAGCTTAATCTCTAACTCTTTCTCTTTGATAGCCACTTTCATTTGCTCCAACTGCAATTGATGTTGGATTTTCATTTGTTCTAATTGCATTTCGTGCTGTTGTTTTTGTTGCGCTAGTTGCATTTGCATTTGTGCTTTTAGAATTTCTGGATCTTGTGGCTGTTCACTCTCGGACTGTTGCATTTGCTGTAATTTCTGCTCATACTCATCTTTCGGGATAAGCATTGTCTGAGTACCCATACTCATAGACTGCATTAGTGTTTTTGCTCCGTCATACCAGTCGAAAGCGTGCATTAATTGAGGGTGCTGACCAAATTTCTGGAAAATGTCGATAATCTGTGCGGTTTGCGTTTCTTTAACGAGCAAGGCGGATGTGCCACGTGCAACAATTTGCATATCGCCTTTCACTTCGTTGTCTTCACTCATAACCATGTTATATTCATAGAAACGTCTAATCAGCGGCTTAGTGACTGCATCATCCCATTCTTTTACTTGTCGTCTACGTACTGCATTAGCCGCATTCATCAGCATAGACATTCCACCAAGCGTTGGTGTTACTTGTCCTTGTTCACCTTGAGCAATCATCGGCAACCCACTTTCCTCATCCATAAATGACTTAGAAAGCTGAATGATATTGGCAAACTCTTGCTGACGGCTATCAAAGCTAAATACCCCAAACGCTCTTTGTGCTTCAAATTGTGCATTGGCTGTCGCTCTGTCGTTTGTTCGCCAAATTTTGTTCGGTGTAATTTCCCAGTTGTTATCTGCTGGGCTAAGCACCGAGTTATTGACAACAATTTGCGATCCAATTGTCATAACACTATTATCAATCATCCCACGCCATGCGGTATTGAGAATTTCTTGCGCGTCACGGCAAAGATAAGGAATGCCAAAGCCAAATACACACGCCACATCAGGCTCGCATGTATATACAGAATATGGGAATTCAGATGCATTTACAGGATTAAGGTTAACACTTAAAATCTTCCCATTCCCAGACATCACGATAATGCCGTCAATCTCTGCGCCACTTTCTTTTTGTGCATCTGTGATTTTTAGTTGTTCGCCACTTTCTAGCTCTTGGATCGCCTGTTCAAGCACTGATACTGGGATACCGCCGTGATAAGTCCACACTTCATAGCGTTTGTCATTTGTTGCCTTTTCTAAGCCTGACAATGTGCGTAACGTGTCTAAATAACCGTCCATATCAGCACTTGAAGTATGTGTTTCTTGCGCATCTGTTTCGATAAGTTCAGCGATTGACTTCTCAAAGTAATATGGATTTTTGATTAATGCTTGGAGATGTTTCTTAGTGAGATAAGAACGCTCAAAGACAAATTGGCATTCTTTCAAGCTTGGCGCAGTCATGTCAGGTACAAAATCCCATGGCAATACGACTTTGACTGACGGTTTATTTTTGATTAATGCGCTAGCTGACCAATTCCCTAAACCATCATCTTTCCAACTTCTTTCTTCCACCGTTTCAAGAACTGGACCGCGTAAAATGCCCGTTCCAAGTACCGCAGCATAATGCAAAGCTAAACGTGCTTCTGCTGCGTAATCGCATTCTAATAATTGATCATCAATAAGCTTTTCCATTTTCTCAGCACGCTCTTTCGCATCAAGCATAATCTGACGTGCAGTTTGAATTTGTTGCATTTGCATTGGATCTTTAGAATCTGGCTGTTTAGCAATATTAGAAATAGACGGGATTGGCGTTGGTGAAATACCATAGTTTTTATCATCGCTTGGGAATAGCATATCGGTCATTTGCGCAGACCAAGCATCAGTTTTCGATCTTGTATAGCCAACAAACACTTTTGATTTGTTCGTGTTCGACTGTTTCTCATACTGGTTGCGATACTGATGCATATCAGTTACCCATCTCTGAACGATTGGCTGGCGTTGATTGATTTGCTCCATTAATCGACTTTGTAGCGTTTGCCCAAAGCTTTCTATTGCATTTGCGATCTGTTCTGACATTTCTAATATCCTGTTTTCGAGCTGATTGGATTATGTGATTTGACGTTGATGATTTGTTGTTTGAACATTGTTGGCATTGCGCCTAGACATAAATATTGGTTTGCGTCATGTGGATGTGAATAGCGGTTTTTATCTGGTGTTTCAGTGTATTTCTCTTCACCGCTGACGTTTAATTGTCGGTATGCGTAGCCAGTTTCATAGCCTTTGATTAGCGTTTTACAGTGTGGACTGATCAACATTGCCGGTTGTCCTCTACCAACTAAACGAGAAAGCCACCAACGAACTGCTTCTAGGCGTGCTGTTGTATTATTTGTATCCGCTGGTTGTGCGTTAAATCCATACTCTTCCAATAACTGAAAACAAGTACGCTCATCAGTTTGAGCACGTTGCACGCCAGCAGGGTCGCCAATCACTCGAATATTGCAATCAGCGTATTTACTTCTTAAAAGAGGGGAAAGTTGTTCTGTAATAAATCGCTCAATCCCCATTCCTGTTGCTACTACTTCATCAACAATACGAAGTTGTCCGATCGGTGCAATTTGCCCGATGATTGCGGCCGGAGTAAGTCCAAAGTCCAAACCGATAAATGTTTCCCATGATTTGACTGGTACAAGTTTTTCTTTTGAAACGTGTAATTCTTTATTGAAGTGATCTACGAACACTGGTTTTCCTGATTGTACTGTTGCAAATTCATTACACACTCGAGATTTAATCCAGTTAAGTGTTTGCCCTTGGATGTTATCGAACCAGTAGCCATAGCCTTTCTTATGATTATCAACATTCTCTGCTAATGGATTAGCCACAAAGCGGTGACCAAGATAGTCATCATAACGCTCTTGCTCAATCATCACTTTTAACTCATCTTTTAATCCAGAATTAGAAATACCGGTTATATCGATCAACGCACCAGGCTGAACAAAAAATTCCCACCCTTTAGGCGTGAGTGATCTTCCTGTTTCTTCATCTACCCCTTGTTCAAACTGATACCACCAATGGTCATCATCAGGCGAGTTGGTGTCCATAATCATTCCGTTCCACGTTGCCCCCTCAAACCCTTCTTCGATCCGCTTTTCAGGATAACGTCCAGTACGAGTAACTGCTTCAGTCACAAGGGATTGTGGTAAGAATTGTGCTTCATTGATCCAGATTCCCGTTAATTCTAACGACATCAGTTTTTTGACATCCTTAGGTTTATCCATCGACAAAAACAAAAATTCCGCCTCAATGCGAGTTTTGCCATCAGGGTGAGGGATATTCATTCTGCCTGTGATTGGACTGTCATATTTAATCGGGCAAATCTGCTCAGGAAGCCACGCTTGAAAGGTTTTAATCACTGTTCCCTTGAGTTCAGGATAAGTGTTCCGCACACACGCCCACCTTGTTTTCCGCACGCCTTGATTATTTGGCTCTTGATTTTGACAAACGCGAAACATCTCCATGACGCACCCCACAGACTTGCCGCTCCCTATAGGACCACGAATTGCTTTAACTAACGCTGTCGATTTATGGACTTGTTTAAATGTGTCAGAAGCACGATAGATAATACGCATTACTCGAACTCTTGAATGAATTGGATTTGGTTGTTTGCTGCAGTTTTAGTATTGAGTTCCTGTTTAAGTTTATCTGTCTCCGCTAGCACTTTTTTCACCTGAACCTTGCGCAGTTCAATTTGACTTAAAATATTGGCGATACTGTTATCTGTATAATTCAAGCTTTCAATCCTAGACACTGCCCTATCTAATGCATTTCCCGCAGAATCAATAATCTTTGAATAAGATTCTTTTTCCTCTGCTGTTTCTGCCTCTTCTAAAAGTGCGGTAAATTTCTCAATACTCTTAACTGCACTTACTGCTCTTTGTCGCATTAAGTCGATTTCATCTTTTAGACTAAAATCTTTAACAATGCCAAAATCAAAATCATCCTTAAAATAACAAGAATAGCCACCGTGAATTTTTGGTCTACCACCTTTATTCGCAGTTTTTTGCGCACTTTTCACTTCGCTTTTCGCAGTTTCGCAGTTTGATTCGCAATTTGTTTCGCAGTTTTCGATATAATTTCTTGATTTATCTTGCTTTTCTATGTTCGCAGTTTCGCAATTTTGTTCGCACTTTTCTGCTTGTTCAAAAACAGTTTCAGGCTTTTTTATATAGCGTTTCGCAGTTGAAAGATTAAGTCCTTTTTTAGCGCACCAGTCTTTTACAGATACACCAGTTTTGGCGTTAGCCTTGATGTATTCTATTTGTAGTGCTTTCCAGTTAATTCTTGCCATAAACGAGATATAAAAAAGCCCGATTGACTCGGGCTGTGTGTTATTCTTTCCAAGTAATAGCTTTTACGCCCCACATTTGTGCGGTTTGTGCTTCCGTAATAGCCACACTGCACATACGCTTAACTTCACTTGATGTTGTTTTATTTCGTAAATCATTTAACTGATCGATTACGTCTGCGAATGCTCGTTTACATTTATCCACTGCGTTGTCATTTGATGGATTGAAAGATAATCCAACGGCTTTTTGTCCGAATGTTTGTTCCATTTTTTTCTCCGAGATTAGTTTTGTGTGTTTTCTGTTTGCCATTCTCGGATCTTGTCGATTCGGTTTAAGCAAACGTCCCTTTCACGTTTAAGAATGACAGCGTATTTAGAAACGTCACCATACGTCTGCCCTGTGAAACCTGTTTTATCTAAGTGCGCAAGAAGCGCGGCTGGAATCTGCGGGCAAGCCTGAATAACTGGCTTATTTGCGCAAGAACTCAATAACGCTGCGAGGAGCGTTGCTGTTATAAGCACTCGTACTTTTTTCTTCTTGAGTGATAGTTCGAATAGTTTCATCCGCTTTTCCTCTTGCTTCGCTCTCTAATCGACTAATTTCGAGAGTTAGCTGTCTGTTTATTTCTTCTTGTTTTTTGAGTGTTTGAATTGTGGTATTTTGGCTTGAGATTGTTTTTTCTTGTTCAATCGTTTTAGTTTCTAACTTGATGATTGAAAAATATTGGAAACCGATAATAATAGTAAGTAGGACAATTAGCGTGATTAAGATTTTGGTTTGACTATTAAACAAAAAGCCAAATACTTTCTTACGGATAAACTGAACGATGAAGTTCAAAATGTGGACCATCATAAAATTTCTCGTCTTCTGATTTACCATTTTCATTCCAGTCACCACCCCAGCGAATAGTGACATTTAATTCTTTCGCCGCTTGAAACATTGCCTTAGCGATTTCTTTAAATTTAGATTTATCGTGCCATGGGATTTGTCCGTCAATGATGGGGGCTAAATCTACAGCGTGACCCGTTAAGTGGCGGCTATTCATTGTCTTAGTCGCACCTTTGGCTAAGAGTTCTTTTTGTCGTTGTTTTGTACGAACACCTTCGATTACTGCAAAATCTACCGTGCTTTTTGTAAGGGCTAAACGAACGACTTTTACTAACTCAGGTTTAACGCCAACAAGACATTGCTCACTACGCTTACCAAATTTAAAGTTATTCATATCCCCCTCCGATTGAACTGTTATCAACTTTTTTATTGATGAATTTAAATAAAAACTCTCGGATCTTTTCTGTCCCAATAAAACCGATCATAGTTCCGATGAATTGGGAGTATTCAGAATGCCCAAAGAAATGACTTCCTGCTGATATCGTTGCATATGCCAGAGAAGCACAGAGTGTTGCATCAAGTAATTTATGGAAGGCAGATATCTTTTTGCGCATAAACCCTATACGCAAAACAGAAACAAAAATGGCAGAAAAAACACCTTGAATCGTATTAGCGTTGAGCATAATAAAATTCCAAATAATTGCCCAAACATCAGGACTTTTCTCAGGCATATATATTTCCTTACATGCTGTTTTTGGGTAATAAAAAACCCCAAAAAAGTAAAACCTTTTGGGGTGATTGGTTGGTTGAATTGAGGTAATAAAAAAGCCAAAGTGTGTTTAATTACACTTCGGCTATTGTGGAAAATCTTACTGTAAAAATGAGATAAAGTCAATAAAATAAAGGGGTGGCACCATTTCTGCTTATTCCGCGGTTTAATATTACTTTAAGGGGTCTTTAACATTAAATCTAATTTACGAGCTGTTTTGTCAAGCATGGCACGCATTTCCCCAATAACCATTTCCTCATCCTTTATTAAAGATAGAAAATTAAACACCGTTTCTAAACTAGGCATAATTGTTCCATACATCAATTTTCCATCTTCAAGACCAACTATTTCCATTTCACTGTATTTAGGAAATCTATAAAAGAAATGTCTTGGCAATTCTTTCATTCCTTTCTTTTTTAAGAATTCATGAAACTCAAAAAGGTAAAATTGCCCCTTCGCATTTTCACGCTCTTTCAACAAACATCCCGGTGACTGTAATGATTTTTTTTCATCTAAACTAAAGGGATTAGGTCTACTCCACTTCATTCTTCAATCTCCTTTCTTAATCTCTCTTTAATTGCAATTTCAGCATTACTCATTTCACGATAGCAAAATTGCTCAAATTCAACAAGTTTAGATTCATCACAATCAACTAATGTTTTTATCATGCTTATGCTAGCGATTAATCTACCTTTACCCCCACAAGATGGACATTGTGTTTTCTGCACTTTACCAATCTCACCAGTACCACGACAACGCGGACACATATTAGATTTTCTTAGATCGTTAAATTCACGAATACGGATCTGACGTGCTTCAAGGCTATTCTTCTCAAGGTTATTTTCTTCCACGATCTTACTTGCTCTTTCCGCTGCTTTAACGTGTGAAAATTGCGAACGTAAGTGGCGATTTCTGAGCGATTTTAGGTGTTTTATCTGTGTAGGCAAAGGAATATCTGAAATGATATCAACAACGTAATTTAAGCCTGTTTTTTCGCTTTCTGTTGCTTTTGGGAATGATTGATTAATATATTCCGAGATAGCCTTTCTAGAATCACTATCTCCAGCATACTTAGCAAATAGTAGATGATAACCAAGTGGACTTTCTTTTTCCGCACTGTTTAATAACGGAATAATCTGATCGCGACCAAGACTACCAAAACCACGACTTGTTGTTTCAATACTCACACACTTTGGGTGGATAATTTTAATTAATAACTCAATAGCTCTCATTCTAAACTCCTGATCTTAATTATTGACATTCCCTTTTTAACTACGCCCATTTCCTCAATCGAGTATTTCCTAATGATTTTCCGATTATCGTCTTTGATAAGACCTGCGCCGACAAGGCTGTCAAAAATACCTTTAGGCAAATTATCCAAGTCGCGATCACGGTTATCTGGGAAATAAATCTGCATTTTTATCTCCACCGCACCGTTAAACGGATCGAATCGTTCACAGACTTCAGTAGCGATTCTTTTAAATTCTCGCCCTGCTTTTGAAATGTAATGTCTTCCGCTGCGCGTATGTTTCCAGTAGTGATTCACGCTTGGTGGATAAGGCAACACTATTTCTAACCAATCACTCACAGTTTCCCCTCACTTTCTAAGATTGCTTGAGTTCTAAAAACGCCCTCCGCGTGAGCTAGTCTCACGAACTCATAATCCATATTTCGTGTACGACGGTCGATTTCATCATGGCAAGCAGAACAAGCCCACGCGCCGCATTTGTCACTCGGCTTCTTGCCAATCCCAGTGCTCATACGATAATGAGCAAGCACTGTTGTTTCTGAGTTGAAGTTACAGATTCCCGGCAAGCGCACTTGACAATCTCGCCCTTTTGCTTCTTTTCTATAATCAACTTTAGCCATCAAACTTCCCAACCCTCTCTAAGACCTAAAACATACATTTCAACAAGTAGTGCCAGTGCTGTTTTTCTCATTTATCCCCCCCCTTAAATGCTCTGATAACCCCCTTTCTCGCGTCTGTTTCCATTTCTTTCCAGAACCCAAAGAAATCAAGTGATAAAGTTACGCCTTCTATAATGTCTTCAAGTTGCCAATTAAGCGTAATAACAAAAATAAACACAGTTAAAAGCAAACACCAAAACAATATAATTAACCACCAAACAGGGAATAGAATTACACCAAAAACGTACCTCCAGACTGCCTTAAATTTCTTCATCTTTATTCTCCTTTCTTTAACTTTTTTAAACTGAAATAACCGCAAGATTTCGTGCGATTCATTGAACAATCTCTGCTGAAATTCGGATATCTTCCCGTGTAGTGACCACAACATCTAAACGGCTCTTCAGCGAAATACATCCATTCATCTGCTTCTGTTAAATCTTCTATTTCACCACCACATTTAGGGCATTTGTATTCCGTCTTCATAGAAAATCACCCTTCAACATGCAGCCAAAAAACAACATTCCCAGTGACACAATTACAATTAAAAAATCTTCCATTATTTCCCCCAAAATCCGTATCTGTCGTTAAATCTAACGCCATGACTTACACCGTAAGCCGTCACATATTCGATTAGGCTTGCCATGCGTTTAACACTCATTCTTGCTGAGCTTTCGCGGATATTGACAAACTCCCCCTCTAAACCCGGTACAACATCTGCTTTTTCATTGGTGGCCATCGCATGACCTGAAATAAACAGCACTTTCCATTGTTCCATCGTTAGCTTACGCCCCATAAATTCAAGCTGATTAGCCACATCTTGGCACATGGCATGGAATTTAGCGTTTTGCTCGAGGTTGCGTGTTCTTGGCTTAATATCGACAACTAGCGGTTTTTCATTGTCGATAGGGAGTTGTGCGATAAAATTCTGGCAATTTAACCGCACTTGTTCTGAGCGTAAGAAGAACTGGTTTTTAATTTCCATATCTTAAAAATCCCCTTTCTTAACTTTCTTCGGCTCTGGTTTGCATTGCTCTGCTCTTAGTTTTGCTTCGTCTTGATCGCAGTTAAACATTGAACCAAAGCGTTGATCGGCATAAACTGTGCCACTACCACCGTGACGATTTAGTCTTAAAATCACTTCAGTGAGCGATTTGTCTGCTGATTCGCTATAAGCACTTTCTTTGTACAAGCCAATCCAGTAATCACATTCTTGTTCTATTTGACCTGTATCACGACTATCACTTGGTAGCGGACGCTTATCTCCACGATCTTCAAGTTTTCGGTTTAGCTGCGTAAGAACTAAAACCACACAATTCATTTCACGAGCGAGGTTTTTTAGTTCTTTCGTGATTTTTCCGTATGCTAAATCGTTACGTTCTGCATCTTCGGCTTTCATCAATGTGAGATAATCAACTGCAATTAAACCAATCTCACCACACTCACGTTTAATACGTCTGCATTCATTTCTGATGTGAGCCATTGATACACCCGGTGTGTCGTCGATATACAAGAGATCGTCTTTGATTAACTCTCCTACTGCATTACTTGCGCGGTTAATAAGTGATTCTTGCGTAGTGTGATATTTGTGAAAGATGACATCTGGATCGTGTTCATAAAATGCGGTGGTATTGATATTTCCATTCTGTCCAATCAATCTTTCAAAGATTAATTGTCCTGACATTTCTAAGCTAAATAAAAGTGCTGGCTTTTTCTCATTCACAATGCAATTTTCTGCAACCATGCCATAGAAAGCAGTTTTGCCGCATTTAGGTCTTGCGCCAACCACAACTAACGATTGTTTAACTAGTCCTTTCGCACCAAGTAGTTCGTCAAGTGCTTTTAATCCTGTTGTAAGTCCTCTTGTAGCACTTGGATTTTCTAATCGCTCTTGGTAACTATCTAACCATTCACCACCAACCTCTCTTGCTGTACGTAAGCCTTTTGTTGCTCCTGTACGTCCATAATCCGCAATCTCAGACATTAAGCGACTAACTGCATCAAGTCTTTCTTGTGCGTTCAAACCATTACTAGAAAGCACCATTTCTTGGCAGTCTTGTAACTTAGCAAAGGTAAAACGTTTAATTGCTTCATCTCGCACAATCTGCGCATACGTTGAAATATTAGCGATGCTGATAGTGTTTTTTGATATTTCTGCAAGGTATGCAATACCGCCAATTTGCTCGATGACACCAATAGCTCTTAAACGTGAATCAACGGTCATTAAATCGATCGGTTGATTATTTCTCGCCAAGAAAAGCATTTCTTCATAGATTTTTTTGTGTGCTGGCACATGAAAGCTTTCAGGTTTTAACATCGCAAATACTGCAGCACTTCTCTCACCGTTAACATCCATCATGATGGCACCAAGTACGGATTGTTCTGCCTGCAAGTTGTAAGGGATTGTCTGAATTTGAGTAACCATTAGAGGTTCTCCTCACGAACTTTAATCACAGTTTCAGCACGAATGGCCCAATCAAAATTTGCTTTCCAAGTCGAATTTTTTTCTTCACCGAAGTGGAAAGGTCTTAGCATTGAGAACAAAGCACTAAAATAATTACCGGCACATTCCGCGGTAGGCTCTTTCAGTGACAAGAGGAATTTTTTAATGTTTGTTTTTCGTTTATCCGATAACTCTCTCACGAAAGGTAATCTAGAGCCGTTTTCAGTGTTAGCTTCGTTGAACGCTTTAATAACTCCTTGATAATCGGTTTTTTCAGCAGAACGATTTTTTTTATTTTTAACAGATAAATCTTCTTTGGCATTTCCCTCGCCGTCAGCGTTAGCTGACAAAGTGCTTTTGTTTTTCTCTGCAAGATTTACGTTTTCGTCTGTAAGGGATAAAGGGTTATTATTTGTATGTAATCTAGTGTTGTAATCTAGTGTATTAACGAATGTACGTTTCGGTTCTTCCCGAATGTCACTTTCGGGCATTCGGGAATGTTCAGTTTGTACATCAGCCAATGTTGATAAAACTTCATCAAGTCTTTCCATATTGATCTTGAAATAAATGCGATGCTCAAGACGTTTATGCGTTTCGATTAATACCCCTATTTCACGTAGTTTTTTACGTGCTGTTTCTTGCTCTTTACGGCTTAATCCTGTTTCTTCTTCAAGGTCGGCTTGGGTTTTATAAACGCCTAATTCTTGATTTTCGGCTTTGTCTTGCCAATAAAAAATTTGCTCAAAGAAGATCTCTGCAGTTACACCACCAAATAATTTAGCTAGTGCTGGTCGATAGGCGATAGAACGACCCGTTTGTTTTAAAATTTCACTCGCTCTCATCGAAAATCACCTCGTCTAACTCTGCTAACAACTGAAATAGGTAATACTGAATTAATTCGTCAATGCGAACTGGTCTATTAAAACGTTCCATATCTCACCACCATCGAATACTGAGCTACTCGTTTACCGCTTGGTACGGTTATCATCTCTGTTTCGATTGGATAACCTTTTCGTTTTAAGTCATAAATACGTGCGCCCAGGCGTAAGCAGTTAAAGCGTCTTTCTGCATCAAGATGAGTGAGTTTCTCGCCATTTTTTAACGCTTTTAAAATTTGCGCACTTTGTGCTTTACTTTCTTTTTCGTTTAAATTAATATTTTCCATGTTATTTATTCCCATAATTAGCCACCGCGCCAACGGTGGTTTTTTATTGCCCAAATTCAGCCAGACCTTTACTTGCAAAAAGCTTTAATGCCTCAAGCTCCGCATCACTTATTTGATTAAGCCCTTTTTCTGTCACTGTTAATCCAAGCTCATCTAAATAAGCGCAGAATTTATCTAAATGCTCTGCTTTAAAACGGCATAAAGTACTTGGATCTATACCTATACACTCAGCAAGCTCTTTATCTGTTCTTTCTACTGCTTTTCTTCTCACTAAGGCTGCAATTTCTATTGCAGATTTTGTTAATTCATTGCGTGCCATTGCACACCCCTTTTGGTAAGTTAGTTTTGAACAGAAGGGAAAATGTCATCCAATGAGCAATTAACACCTAACTCATTCAGCTTTCTAACGATTGCCTTTGCATTAAAAAGAGTTGGTGTTCTCACACGAGCTTCATAATTGCCAATTCTTGACTGTTTCCAGCCCATCTCTTTTGCGAATTTAGCTTGAGATAAGCCTGTTTCCTTTCTGTATTTCTGTAAGTTATTCATACAATATCCTTAACACATTAAACACAAATTTCGTGTTTATTATAAACACAACCAAACACAAATTGCAAACTGTTTTAACACTTATTTAAACACGCATTGTGTTATATAATTCCAAAGAGGTGTTTTTATGAACGAGATTATTGAAAGAATTAAATTAAAAAGACTTGAGTTAAGACTTAGCCAAGCAAAACTTGCTGACCGCATAGGGTTTACACAATCTAGAATTGGCAATTATGAAGCTGGCACGCGAGAGATGGATGATTACATTCTGAGAAAAATTGCGGATGGGCTTGGTGTAACGTTAGAGTGGTTAAAGTATGGTGAACAAGGGAAAATAGAATCCAACGTAAAAGATATTGGTTCTTTTGATTTATGGGATCGCAATACACCACTTCACGATGATGAAGTAGAAGTTCCTTTCTTGAAAGATATTCGTTTTGCTGCGGGAAATGGTTTCTCTGATGACATCATGGACTACAACAACTTTAAACTTCGCTTTTCTAAAGCCACGCTACGCAAACAAGGCGTGCAATATGATAATGCAGTCTGTATTACAGCGGATGGCGATTCAATGGAGCCTGTTATTCCTGACGGTGCAACGGTAGGTATAGATCGCGGTAATACGACGATAAAAGACGGCAAGATTTATGCGATAAATCACGGTGGCTTATTACGCATTAAGATCTTACACAAAATGCCAAATGAACAAGTGAGAATAAGAAGTTACAACCCTGATTCCGCACCTGAAGAAATGGTTGATTTAAACGAGATTACAATTTTAGGCAAGGTATTCTGGTGGTCTGTGCTTTGTGATTGATTGCTACATTAGCATTTTGCTCTATTATAATAATATATGGGAATTTTTATATGACTTTTAAGTATAAAGGAATTGATTTTGTCAGTCTTATTGGAGTTCTAATATCGATTTACGGCGCGTATCAAAGTACAGCAGATAAATGGTTATTCGTAGGTTGGGCCGCTGCTGGTTTAGTTTGGATTGGACATATTATCGACTCGGTGTTGTCTTATAAAACTCATATGAGGAGAGAAGACCACCTATCAGAATTAGAGTCCACAATAACAGAATTAAATGAAACTATTAATCAGTTAAATAGTGATTTATATATTCAAAGAAGAAATGCAGAAAGTCAACTATTTATGATTAATATGTTGATGTCAAGAAGTGATGCTTCATCTACATTTACTAAGGCTACTCCACAAGCAGAAAGGGGAAACAATCATTATGGAAAACAGGGAATTTAATATGCTACAAGTAGATTTCAATTCATACAACTATTATCCAACTCTTCGCTCTAGAGTCGCAGAAATTAAGGGGTTAAGAGAATTAACTGATGATAGAAAAGATAAAATAATTCCTCTAATCACATTGAATAATTGGCTACAATATGGTTTTGATCGCGCTATGAATAACATCTCTAGTTCATTCAAAGACAGACCTTTCTTTATTGATTTACCTCACCAAAATGATATATCTATTTGGAATAAAATGTTTGCTAACTCTCCTGAGAGTTATTATTTAAGAAGTGATGTTAATAATTATAAAGAATGGATGGACTTTACTGAAACATTTCCTTTTGCTATACCCGTTGTGCAATTTTCTAGCAAACAAAGAGCAGTTACTCAACAAGCTATTTTTTTTGAAAAAACTAAAGGTAAACTTGCGTTCAGAATTAGAGATTATATATTAGATACTCCTTTAGTAATTAACGCAATCTCGGCATTACAAGATGTAAGGAATGTAATAGTATTTATTGATTGTCAATATATTAGAGACAACTTTTCTTATCATCAGCAAATGTGTATTAACACAATTAATCAATTAAGAGCGCAAGAACCATTTCTTACCATATGTGTATTATCTACAAGCTTTCCTATTTCACCTGCTCAATTTACGAATGAATATGGAGAAGGTGTCATTAATATTTTGGAGCATTCATTGCATACAAATATTGGTGGAAGAAATGTTGCAATATATGGTGATCACAGTTCAATTCATTCCATTATCTATGATGAAGAAAGGGGATATGCTTGGTCTGCAAGAATCGATTATCCAATAGAAACAGATTGGTTTATTTTAAGAAAAGCTGGGGCTAAAGGAGATGGATATCCCGAGTTAGCAAAAAATATAGTATCCCATTTCGGACATTTATTTTCCTCTAAATGCTGTTGGGGTGAGAAAATGATATTAGATGCAAGTAGAGGAGAAAATCATCATAAGGCACCTGCCTCATGGATAGCAATTAGAATGAATATTCATTTATCTAAACAAATTGACTATTGGAATGCTACTTCATTAAATAATACTGACTCTTTCGATAATTCATATGAAGAGATGAAAGATTGGAGTTATGAATAACTACGATCGAGGCAGGACCTTTGATTCTGATAGAAGGTGTAAATATTCATTTTTATCAATATAAGTATTTTTTTGATAAAGATGACGAATAGCTAATAACCTCTCTCTCATTGGGAGAGCTAATAATTCATCTGGCATTCTTGGTATTGCTGTTTTTTGTGCTGTATCAAGAATGTTGTTATTAGTGTGAATGCATTTCTCTTTTCGTGCTTCTTTGCGAACTTTGTAATCCTCTCTTTCTTGAATTATTAAAGGAAATTGTTCTTTTAAATAACTCAAAATGAATAAACGGATATTTTTGTGTGGCAAAGATAGCGCCCTACTCACAAGTTCAGATTTTAATCCTGAAACTTTCAGATTATGAGCTCTCAACAAAGCCTTTAAGCCCACAACATTTAGAAAATTTAATAAATGCTCTTTTTCTAATTCAAGGTTTGTTATTGGCGAGCGATGTAATACAAAACTTTTCCCATCAAACTCTAAAACACCAACAGAAATAGGTGCAATCTCAAAAACACCTTTTAAATGTTTTGTTGCGCACACAACAAAGACTTCTTCAAAGTATTTGATATAAGTAGAAAGCTGACCATCTAGTCTTTTCAATGAATCTTGCTCACTTTTAATCTCAAAACCAGATAGTTTCCCATTGGCCATGACAAGATCTACTCGACGGGAAAAGTCAGCAATAGGTAATTCTGCTAGAAACTCAGTATTTCTACGATGTTTTCTAGCTAAAAAACGCTGTAACTTCTCTCTAATAGCAATCTCATTCATAACAATCATAAAAAAATCCAACATAAATTTTTGTCGCATTATACAAAAACAATAAATGAAGACAAAAGAATTTGCTATTACATTCGAAAATTTCTGTGACATAGCTCACAAACTCAGCAATTAATCAAAAAATTTCAAAAATATTTTTCTTTGAAAATCACACAATTAACACACTAAACACAAAAAAATTAAAAATATTGTGTTTAAATGTGTTTACTTTATTTCAAAAATCGTGTTTAATAAACACAACAAAACGAGATAGCAGTTAAATCTCAACGCTCTTTAAAAATCTACATATCACAAGTTAATCAAATATAGCCTTATTGATTAAGTAGTCTGTGGTTGCGACACAATTTGGTTAAGTGGATTAAGGTTACTTGATTAAGACCTCCACGTGCTAGCGACATAAATCAAGACTCATTTAAAAGCGCATTCAAACAAGTAAATGTGCTTTCAAATGAGAGAGAAAGGAGCAAACGATATGAAAGTATCAAAAATGCTAAAACAAGCAAAACGTCTTAGAGAAAGACAAAAGCAGTTATGCAGTAAAAAGCAGTCTAATCGCGTTAATGCGGCTTTGATTGATGTTCCAGTTAAAGCTAAGAAACTAACGGATATTGCGAATTTTAACTGTAAAAAAGAACATCAGGCGTTAGTTCGTAGATTGGGTTGTAGAGAATTAATTTAACCAAAAGGAAATAAAGATGGAAAAAAGTGAATTTTCTGTGCAAGAAAATGTGAAAAGTGCAACAGTAAGCTCTATACAAAAAGAGAGAATTATTGAAGCAATTTTACAATCAATTAAAAATTGTGTTTATTATGATGGATTGGAAATAAAGGCTTGTAAAGCAATCTCTGCAATCAATAAATTTAGTGATGCAGAGATTAAAAGCGAATTAGTTGATAATGAAACTGGTGAGAGATTTGGTAGAGTCGGAATTACGCTGACCAATTCTGGTTGATATAATTTGCGGCTGTTCGATAAATTCCTTCCCAGTCGCAATCAATCATTTCACACACAAATAAACTGTCATTTCTATCAATCTTTTGTTTCAGATGTTCTTTTACTTCTTTTGCAGTTTTATTGGTTTTTAAAAACCAAACTGAACGCTGTATTTCAGCATAATAAATATAAGATTCAATAGCTTTAATTAAGACATCATATTCTTGCCCAGATTTATTTAAATCATAGGCAACCAAAATATTTTTCATATAAATTTCCTTATTTTGTGTCGTGGTATTAAAAATATACAGTCAGCACAAAATAAAATCAATTCCTTATGTGTTGTGGTGACCATAAGCCTTGTAGCTTGGGCAAGGTAAAAAAGCCAAGCAACTATCAATAAAGCGCACTCAAAGAGTGTTTTTTATTGATATTACAAAAGCAGTTGTTAATTACCACTCCGCCCTCGAAAGAGGGCTTTTTTTTGAGGTGAAAAATGAAAATCAATCTCTGGAATCTAATAGGCGCATTTCTGATTGCGCTTATCCTTGGTGTGAGTTGTCATCCAGCCTACACATCAGAAATCGATTGGGAAGCACAAGCAAAAGCAGAATGGATTATTGAGCATGGCGACAATCAAGTCACACTCACAGAAGAAGCTGAGCGTTATTTAAGAAAACAAACGATGATTATTCAGGAGTTTTATGATGCTAGAAGAAAAGATTCCAAAAATTAAGGTGTAATTATGAGAAACAGACGATTTTTGCCTGCTTGGCAGTGCGACAGCGATCAAGATTACTACGCACAGTTTGAGCAGAAAAAAGAACCGGAAGACGATCCTGATGATTGCGATGATGAGCGGTTTGTAGAACAGGATATCAAATATCACAACGGCGACAGGGGTTAATTATGGAATTTGAACTAATTTTATCAACAGAGAGTAAAGTCTTAGCTTGCAACATCCAAGACTTCAAAGCGCAAGCAGAGAAATTCTTATCAACAATCACAAATACGTTTGAAACAGACGAAGACTTTGGAAAGGCAAAAGAAGAAGTAAAACTACTTAAAGAGGTCGAAGATCGCACACGTGAAGCAATTAAAAACGCACGTCAAGGGGATATCCAAGAACTGATTTCTCAAGCAGAAGAGATTGCTGAACAATTCAGACAAAAACGCTTGTTCTTAGATAAAACAGTAAAAACGCGCGAAGTTGAGATTAAGTCTGAGATTGTATCAACAGCACTAGATGAAGCTATCCGGTCAATGAGTGGATATGAAAACGATGTAGCGATAGCACTTAGCAGTAAGTTTTCAAGAAACGCTATTAAATCTCGGTTAGAAGAAGCGACAAAACGCAGAAGTACGATTGCAACGCTAGAAAAAGCTGTAAATGTAGAGAAGACTTTAATTATTAGTGAAATCTCAGCGGAAGGCGCGCGTGTTGCTGAACGTAGAAAGATGATCCCAATTAACTACGAATATCTGTTCAAAGATTGGCAATCACTCATTAGCGGTGAGCAAGATTTAGAGCCGATTATCAAGCAACGTATCGTAGAAGAAGAAAAGCGAGAAGCTGAATTAAAAGCAAAAGCAGAAACAGAAGCGCAAGCTAAAATGAGAGAAGAAGCGCAAGCTCAGGCTAAAGCACAAGCCGAGATTAAATCCACCCAAGAGCAAGAAAAACAACCACAAATGGAAAATGCGGTGGAAAAAACGCAAGAAACCACTAGTGAGCCAATTTCTGACTTTGTTATCACAATTCAATTAAAGCAAGTAACAAGAAATAAAGCGATACAAATTGCTCGAGACTTGAAGACTCAATTTGGCGATAACGTATCACTAAAACCACAGATTAATAGAATGTATTTAACGGGGAGGGAGTAAAAAATGACAGCAAATTTACCTGAAAACATTCAAACAGCATTAACTGATCGCAAGATTGATACAGCAACGTGGACAACATTACAAAATAGTGTTTTCCCGGGAGCTAAAGACGAAAGTATTTTACTTGCTATCGACTACTGCAAGGCTCGTAAATTGGATATTTTGAAGAAACCTTGTCACATCGTACCAATGAGTGTTAAAGACGCAAAAACAGGTCAATCACAATGGCGTGATGTGATTATGCCGGGTATTTACGAACAGCGGATAACAGCTTTTAGAACTGGACAGATGGCTGGGCAAGATGAGCCAATTTTTGGCGAAACAATCTCACATCTTGGCATTGAAGCTCCTGAATGGTGCAAGGTGACAGTTTATAGATTTATTGGTGGCGAACGTTGCGCATTTTCACACACAGAATACTTCTCAGAAGCTTGCTCAACAACAAAAGATGGAAGAATAAATTCAATGTGGACGAAACGCCCACGCGGACAATTAGCAAAATGTGCCGAAGCTGGAGCGTTAAGAAAAGCATTCCCAGATGAACTTGGTGGTGTGATAACAGCTGATGAAGTTATTGAAGAACAAGCTCCTCAAGCAGAACAACATAAGACAACAGTAATTGACACAGTGGGCATTGAATTAGCAACACCTGAGCAAGTGCATCAATTGCAACAGCTAATTCAACTAACTAACACAAATACAGTTAAAGCCTTTGCGTATTACGGTGTTAGCACTCTTGAGCAGTTACCAAAAGAAAAAGCAGAACATTTCATCAGAACGTTGAATCAACGTCTTGATGAACAATCAGCTAATGTTACAGAAAATTATGTAGATGAGGAAATTCCGCTTGATTGATAACTTGATAACGCTCGATTGCGAGCAAGGCACAGAGGAATGGCTAGTCGCAAGGCTAGGTATTCCTACTGCCACGGGAATTAAAAATATAGTAACTCCAAACGGACAGAAGTCTGGAGGTTGGGTTTCCTATCTTGCTGAACTTGTCGCAGAAAGCATTGAGGGTGTAACTGAAGGCTTTAAATCACAACATATGGAGCGAGGAAACGAGCTTGAGCCGCTAGCACGCATGGCTTATGAGTTTGCAACAGGAAATGAAGTAACTCAAGTCGGTGGCGTTTATCTCAACGATAAAAAAGAGCTAATGATAAGTCCTGACGGCTTAATTTTGAGCCGCCAAAAAGGCTTAGAAATTAAGTGTCCGAAGATGAAAACGCATATCAAGTACATTCTTGAAGGTGGCGTACCGTCTGAATACATCATTCAAGTTCAAGTAGCGATGTGGGTCACGGGTTATAAATCGTGGGATTTTGTTAGTTATTGTCCAGAGTATAAAAAGCAAACGCTTTATCTATACACAGCAACTCGAGATGAGAAACTGATGAAAGCGTTTGATGAGTATATACCGCAATTTATAACGTCATTAAAAGCTTTGAAAGGATAAAAAATGGCTGGAGTAAACAAAGTAATTATTGATGAATTTGAACTTTATCTAGATGGTTATTCCATCCCAGAAGTGAGTGAAAGAACAGGGATTCCATTATCTACTCTACGAAATCGTTTTTTAAAAGCAGGAATATTAAGAAGTCGTGCTGATGGTGTTCGTAATGCCTTTGAGAAAGGTAGGATATATAGAGAAAAAGGATATAAAAGAGAATTCACGCCTGAATGGTGCGCAAATATCTCAAAGGGTAAAAAGAACTCAAGTAAAAATACTGCCGTTGGAGTTGATGTATCAAAAAAGTATCCGCGGATAACACTTGGGGAACATAAGGGGAAATTTGTACACAGATTGGTAATGGAAAAGCGAATAGGAAGAAAACTTCAACGTGATGAACACGTCCATCATATTGATGGTGATGTGACAAACAACTCAATTGATAATTTAGCCTTGCTTACAGTTGCTGGCCACGCAAGATTGCATAGATATCAAGATGAGTTATCAGAATCACCAAGACAAAGATTAGACAATGGGAGATTTAAATAATGGCTGGGGTTAATCGTGTAATTATTTTAGGAAATTTAGGAAACGATCCTGATATCCGCACAATGCCAAATGGCGACGCAGTGGCAAAAATCAGCGTCGCAACTAGTGAAAGCTGGATAGACAAAAACACTGGCGAACGCAAAATACAAACAGAATGGCATTCTATCGTGTTCTATCGCAGACAAGCAGAAATTTGTGAGCAGTATCTTAAAAAAGGTTCGAAAGTTTATGTAGAAGGTAAAATTCAGACACGTAAATGGCAAGATCAGAACGGACAAGAGCGTTATTTAACAGAAATCATTGGTAATAGTCTACAAATGCTAGACAGTCGCCAAGATTCACAAGCTCAAGCTAATGCACAAGCACCACAAAACAATGCTTATGCGAATGCGAAAGCTGGAAAGCCTGTACCGCAACAAGTAGATAACTTTGAAGAAGACAGCATACCATTTTAGAGGTGGGAAATAAGAAAGACACAGAGCAACAGCCACTTTAACGAGTGGCTTTTTATTCACTCAACAAACAGTGAGAAAAAATGAAAGAATTTAACTCATCTCTTTTAACAGAAAGAGAAAATAAAATTTTCTCTTTATATTCCGAACAACAAGAAACATATAAATCCATTGCCGGGAAAATGAATATTTCCTCCAATAGAGTTAGACAAATTCTCGTTAGAACCTCTAGACGTATTTGGTCTTTCGTGCGTGATATAAAAGAAGTAGATGAAAGTGAGTTTCCATTTCTTTTTGAGTTGACATTTCATTCCTTGCGAACAATTAAGACAAGCCCAAAAGAGGTTATATTTGAGCTAGATAATCTAGATATTATTGTAAGTGCAATAGGAAAAATAAAAAATATGAAAAATAGAAAACCAGTACAAATTATCAGGGAAAAGGACTTTATCACTGCATTATGTAACGATGGAACAATTTTTAATTATGATTTTTCACTCAATGAATGGATAGAGTTAAAAGAAATTCCACAACCATTACATGATTTAACGCAAGAAATATTACCCAAGAATGCAAAAGCCGAAGAGCTAAAAGCTATTCTAATTCATGATCTTGAATTTACAGTTCGAACAGAAAACTGCTTAAAAGCAGAAGGGATTGTAACAGTTTATGACCTTGTTCAATATGATGAGATTTTTTTGCTTAAAACGCCAAACTTAGGACGAAAATCTCTCAATGAGATTAAAGATGTCTTATCTAATAGAGGATTATCACTAGGAATGCAATTTTAACAATCAGGCCACCACTGCGGTGGCTTTTTTATTGGGTGAAAATATGAATAAAGAAATCAAAGAATTAATCGGAATAATTTGAACAAAGGAAAAAACGATGCCACAGATTAAAGATAAAGCAATTATAAAAATTCCGCATAGTCAGTTTAAGACTATGTTCATTAATCATATCCGCTATTGTATGACACGCCATAGCTACTTAGTTACACAAGGCGTTCAAGATGTTAAGCATTATTGGAATATCTTAGAAAGCAGTGAGAAAAACTGCATTAAACGTGATATTTCTGAGCACTTGGATTTTTACAAATGCCAGAAAGATGGCGATGAATTTGGTGATGATTATAAATGTTGGGGAGATTTATTAAATTGGTGCATAGCACAAGATAAATCTGCACAGCCTGCTGTCAACATCTTGCCTGTTGTTGACTATCCGCAGAATTAATTCAGTTATTAAGTAATACTTAAATACTCAACAGCACGCAATAGCGTGTTTTTTTGTGCCAGAAAAAAAGGTAAATAAACATGGAATTTATAGGTAAGAAAAAATTTAAAGTTAGCACAAAAACCTTTGAATCTATCGAAATTTACGCAGTATTTGAGATAGATTTTGACTTTCCGAAAGTTAAAGAAAGAATTATTGAGATGTCAACATTTTGGTCTGGCTCACCTGAACCAAGTGACCCACTTATTGAGCATATTCAATTTGTTTTACCAATTGCAACAGACTCAGTATATGACATCGCAAGACGAATTTTTTGGTTATCAAGCGTTAACGATATAGATAAGAATTTATGGAATAAAACAGAAGGTTTTGCTTATTGTGAATATATCGGAATTAAATTAATAGACTTCCATGCTGACGAAGTGAGCGCAGATATTTTCGAAGTTGAAGAAATTGAGGAGTAACTATGACTATGTTTTGGTTTAAAAACGCAATAATTTATCGTCTAACTAAAACGTTAGATTGGTCAACAGATAAATTACAAGAAGCATTACAACAATGTGCTTATAGTCCGTGTGATAAATCTGATGTGAGTAAATTTGGCTGGACTAACCCACTTCACGGCAGTGAATTACTCTATCATGCGGCAGAAAATAAGATTTTGCTTGTTGCAATGAAAGAAGAAAAAATTCTTCCAGTGCACGTTGTTAATAACGAATTAAACAAGCGTATTGATGAACTTGAGAAGAAAGAAGAACGCAAGTTAAATAAATTTGAGAAGCAGGTGCTCAAAGATGATGTGATTGCAACACTTATCCAACAAGCGTTCAGCAAGTATAAACAAACCGCATTTTTCATTGATGTTAAAAAAGGCTTGATTTATGTCGATGCAAGCTCACATAAACAAGCAGAAGATGTACTGGCATTGTTGCGCAAAACGCTTGGTTCACTGCCAGTTGCTCCACTAACTCTCGCTAAAGAGCCGTGTTTTGTTATGACGTCATGGGTAACAGCAGATAAAACTCCTGAATGGCTAGATTTGCAAGGCGATAGTAAATTAATAGACTTTAATAGTAATGGTGAGGCTGTTTTAAAAAATCAAGACTTCCATTGCGAAGATATTCAAGGTCTGCTTATTGCTGGAAAACAAGTTCAATCATTACGTCTTGATTGGGACGAACGCTTACAGTTTACACTTAATGAAGATAGTACTCTCAAGCGTTTAAAATTCTCTGACAATGTACTTGATAAAAACGACGATATTCTCAAAGAAGATGTTGAACAGCGTTTTGATGCGGATTTTATCTTAATGACAAGCGTTCTTTCCGAGCTAACAGAAATGCTACTTAATGAGTTTGGCGGTGAGAAAGAAACAGAATAAGCCACTTAATTGTGGCTTTTATTTTTGGTTCAGGAGTTCTGACTATTATCGGTTTAGTCCTTTTGGTCGCTATTTGCAATAGATAATAGGTGGAACTATGACAGAAACAGAAAATAAATACTTCGCAGTAAATATTTATGATGAAAACAGTATTTCATTTCACAAAACTGAAGAAGAAGCTAAAGAAGAGTGCTTAAAGGGCGCAGAAGAATTGTTAGATTACGCAATAGAGATTGATGATATAAGTGTTTATGAATGTCAAATACATAATGCAGTTTATGGTGTAGTTCTCGGTAAAGCCGAATCTAAAACTAGAGAGCCAAGCGAAGAGGAAAAGCAGTCAAGTTGGTATGACGAAATTGATTATATTATTGAACATCCAAAGATTGTTGAATATCCGAAATGTGATGGCTGGATTAGTGTTGATGAGAGATTGCCAGAAGAACATCAAGATGTCTTAGTTGCGTTTTGGACTGGTGGCAATTATGGGATTAGTTTCGCTACATATAAAAAATATGACGGAGAGATGGCATTTGTCGAACCAAATTACGGATATTACGGCATTGATGAGGTAACAACTAAATGTGATTTTTGGCGACCACTTCCACCACCACCCAAAACAGAATAAGGAGTTTTACAATGAATGATCAACGAATAGCTTTGGTAAAAGCCAAAATGCTTATTAAAAAACAGAAAGAACTCACTGAAGCTCAGAAAGAGCTTGAGAAACTAAAAACAAAATACGCAGAAGAATTATGTCCGATTAAAATCGGTGACGTTGTGAAAGATGATAATTTTAAAAAATCTGATATTAAAATCTCTTCCGTTTTTATTAGCTATATCACAGAACAACATATTGTATTTATGTGTCGTGGCGTAATGAGAAATAAAGATGGAGAATTTGGTAATAGAACTCTTTCCAAAAGAGTTGAATTAAAAATATAAACCGCAGAAATGCGGTTTTTTATTCCCAAAAGAAAGGATTAGAAAATGAAATACAGAAAAAAACCAGTAGAAATTAAGGCTTGGCAGTTCACTAGAAGTAATTTTGAAAACGGTGTTCCAAAACCGTTTAACCATCCTAATGTGACTTTAGGATATTCTCATATACCTAATGAATTAGCAGGTAAAATTCAAACATTGGAGGGTGTGATGACAGCTCGAGAAAACGACTGGATTATCCAAGGGGTTAATGGTGAATTTTATCCATGTAAACCAGATATTTTTGAAAAGACTTATGAGAAAGTTGAGGATTAGTTGATTATGAAACCATTTGACTTAGAAAAAGCGTTGACTGGTGAACCTATATTGACAAGAGATCACCAAAAAGGATACGTAAAATTTACAATAGAAGAAAATTCTAAAATTAAAAAACTTGTTGGAATTGTTCACAATGGTTGTCTTACTGAAGTGGAAGAATGGCTTCCGTCAGGTAATGTATTATCAGATGACACAGCTCCAAACGATATTATAGGAATGTGGGAAGAACAGCAACCAACAGTAACGCTTACTTTGCCCGCTCCAATCAAAACAGCACACCACAATCAAGAGGTCTTTAAAAGAGGTAACTCAACAATTATTAGATTCTATTTTGATGCTAATAGAGATAAGCACAGAAAAATGCTAGAAAGCGGTTCATTATTTTACAGTGAAGAAGACGCTCAAGCTTGGCTTGATGCAATGAAAAATGCTCGGAGATAGGAAAATGGGAGATCGTCCAGAATTAATTGTTTGTGCAGCAATCCAATTTGAAGTAAGAGTGCCACTCAAAGAACGTAATAACGAAATGCTTTATTAAGCCGTCCATGACGGCTTTTTTATTTTAGAGATCTAAAAATGGAAGAAACACTCACGATACAAGAAACAGCAGATTTATTGAAGATGAGTTATAACACAGTTTACGCACGCAAGCTTGATTGGGGATTTTTTAAAATGGATGGCGTGCGTGGCTGGCGTATATATAAAAGAGATCTTGATCGCAATAGACAAAAAGAAAATAATAGTAGCCGTCTGTGTGCTCAGATCGGCAAGGAGAAACAGCAATGTCGATCAGAAAAGCAAAAAACGGCGTCTGGCAAATCGATTTCACAACGCCGAGCGGCGAGCGAATTCGATGTTCTAGTCGCACGACTGAAAAGAAACAAGCACAAGAACTTCACGATAAAATGAAGTTTGAGGGCTGGGCAGTCGATAAACTAAATAAAAAGCCCGAGCGCACAGTAGAACAAGCGCTAATTCGTTTTCTTGAAGATGCCGAGTATCAGAAAGACTTGAAAACAAAAATCAGGCACGCTGAATACTGGCGAAATGCGATCGGGCATAAGACTCTCAGCTCTTTAACAAGTGATGACATATACAACAATTTACCAGTTTATGTTCTAAGAACCGGTAAAAGAGTTTCCTCTTCTACACAAAATAGATACCGCACTTCCATCATGCGCGCGCTCAACTTAGCAAAACAAGCTGGTTGGGTCGATTCAATTCCATATGTTGAGAAAAATACAGAGCCTAAAAAGCGGGTTCGTTGGATAACTAAAGACGAAGCCAGAAGATTACTTAATTGTATAAGTCTTGAGTGGTTGCGTGAAGTTTGTATTTTTGCGCTACTAACTGGAGCGCGAATGACAGAAATCTTATCAATGACATGGGATAAGATAGATTACTCAAGGAGAATTGCGATTGTTACAAGCGATATAGCAAAATCAGGACGAGCTAGAGCGCTACCGCTTTGTGATGATGCGATAAAGCAACTTCACAGACTTGAATCAAGCCGCGTATCACAATTCATATTTCATCGAGGGAAAGGAAAGCGAATCAAAGTGATAGATAGGCACGCTTTTTACAGAGCATTGAAGAAAGCCGGAATCAAAGATTTTCGTTTTCACGACTTGCGCCACACTTGGGCGAGTTGGCATGTTCAGAATGGAACACCATTGCTTGTTTTGAAAGAATTAGGTGGATGGGAAACAATCGAAATGGTTCAGAAATACGCGCATTTAAACGCGGGGCATTTATTGAATTACGCAAATCACGTCAAATTTACGTCAAATTCTACATTTGGAATAGCAAATTTAGACGCTGACAACGATAGCATAGGAGGTTTTATAGAAAATAAAAAGGCTGTAAGTTAATGATTTTAAAGGGAAATAACTTACAACCTAATATGATAAATAATGGCAGGGGCGGAGAGGCTCGAACTCCCAACACCCGGTTTTGGAGACCGGTGCTCTACCAATTGAACTACGCCCCTAGAAAGAAAGCGAAACCTAATTCGCTTAAATAAGTGGCGGAACGGACGGGACTCGAACCCGCGACCCCCTGCGTGACAGGCAGGTATTCTAACCAGCTGAACTACCGCTCCGCGAAATTTGAT